ATATAAATATATTATATTATATATATCTTGTATCTATATACACTACTGTAAGCTTACTGTTCCAGATTTTGATATAGAACTTTATACAGAACTTACTACCCTTACACTTTGGAATTATAGACCACTTTGTCGTGGAGATGGAGATGGAGGAGATAGATTCTGATTTTACTTGCAGTTCCTGACGGAGATTGTCATGGAGATTTTACTTGAGATTTTACTTAAGGGATTGCTTAAGGAGTTATTATAAGACTTACTTAAGGAGATAATGGAGACGATTCTGTAGATTCTGATGAAACTGTTGGGCTGTTCCCCCGTAGAGGATGAGAACATATAATACCTATGACCATTAGACCAGTTCTTATTTGACAAGTTATTATGACCATTAGACCAGGAGATTATGCAGAACTTAATACTGGCGATTCTACAGATTCTGTTGATTCTGTTGATTCTGACGATACTGCGCCCCGTAGAGGATGGACAAGTATATAGCCTTAGACCTGACGATACTGATATTATTCTATGAGGAATTATAAGACATGAATCTGATATTATATTGATTGTTAGATATAGATATTAAACGAGCGGTTATTGGTAATATTCATGTCCATCCTCTACGGGGGAACAGCCAGAGCTTAATCGTCTTAATCGTCTTAGTCGTCGATATAGACGAGATTGTCAAGTCATAGAACCTTATATTACATGAAATATTATAACAGATATTGTCAGTAGTTGACATAATCTATCATGATGTGGTAGATACTGATATTGTTGAGGCTAAAGAAGGCTATCTTTATTATTGTTAAATACTGTTAGATATGGAAAATACTATAATTCTTTATGAGAAAGGTACTGGATATAATAGACGGGGGTGAATATTATGGAGTTCAATACCCCCGTACTAGCGATGGAGATTTATTTAGAATTGGAGATAATGATTTGGATTTTTGATATATGTGAAGATTAAGGAGATGTTGTGGATATTGTATTAAGGTTTGGCTTAAGGAGTTTTATGAAGATTTTTATTTTATTTGGAGTATAGGAGACGGTAGAGATTGTTAACATGAAAATCTGCTTAGTAGTCATGAGGATTTTGATGGAGATTTTTATGAGGATTTGAATATGAGAATTTAAACTGATGAACGGATTGGAAGTAATGGGAATATCTGCTTAGGAGTTTATGGGGATTTTTACCTTATTTGGGATATGGGAATTAAGTTGGTTAATGAGGTAAGAGTATATGATGAAGTTTATGTAGATAAAGGTGTAAGAGTATATAGAATTTAGGATTTATATGTAGATAGGGGAGAATTTGGAGATTTGGGAATTGGAGATAATGGAGATTTTTATATGAATGGAAGTACGACGGATTAAACAGAAGATGATGTAGATGTAGGTATGGAATATATAGGATTTATAGTATAAATATGGATGGGGGAGGTTAGTACTGATAACCCCCGCCCTTATAATCCGGAATCCAATACCCCCGTCATTAAAGTACAATAATTAGACTTTAATTTAATGACAATATTAGTTTTATTATAGAAGTTATGAAGAATTATAGTATAGGATTCAGATTAGAAGTTGGAAGGATATGATATAGGATTTGGGTTAGGAATGTAGTGTGAAATTTAGAATGAGATTATAATGTAGAAGTTGGGACGAGATTTAGAATAAGGATACTGTGTAGAAGTTGAGATAGATATAAAATGAATATAGTGTGGATTTGTGGATGAGGGAGGTTACTACGTAGAACGCCCGGGTCTAAAAATCGGAATCCAATACCCCCGTCATGCAGTTCTAACAAACAGAACTTCGAGCAACTATCTTAACTCATTCACAAACAAAACAAATTCTGGCTTGTCACATTGACGAAGCTGGTCATGTTGTACTACGCAGACATGGTCATTATTAATTAAGTCGTAGCAGTCATAGGAGGACTGTATTATGAAAACAACAATTAAGTCAATCAGAATGGAGAAGTTTGAAGGACAGTTTACTGGCAAAGTTATCGTCACTATTGCTGATGATATTCTTGGATTTGTTCGTACTGTTGATGCTGATGGTGTCATTGAGTTCAAGCAGGACAATGTGAAGCAGATGCGTATGCAGTTGACAGCATTGTCTGCACAAGTTCGTCAAGCTGTTGGTGACAAGTTTACTACTGCATTTGGTTATCGTCTTGATTCTGCCAAAGCTGGTGGTGTTGAGGAACTTGTCAATGTTCTCAATGTCATACTGACTGATGCTACTATTGAAGTTGAGGCTGCTGTTCAGAAAGCTGATGAAGCTGACGCTGACAGTCATGATGCCATATTCTACAAGATTAGCGAGGTCAAGTTGGACGAGATGATGTCATACTTGGTGGCACAACATTTCGTTGAGAACTTTATGAAAGTTACTGACATGACACGTCAACAGGTGTTCATCACAAAGTTATTTGGTGTCAAATTGTAGTATTAATTGGGAGTAGTGGTGACGCTACTCCCACAAATCATTATCGTTATGAAAGATATTATCATTATCGTAGTTATGTTGTTGATTGTATTATGGGCAACGTTATTGTTCAATCAAAATGATTGCCCTGAAATGGCAATAATTGGAGTTGTCACTAGTGTTGGATTGGCTATTTGGCTAGGAGCTGAATTAGAACATAAATAAAATCTTGTTGGAGATGGAGAAATCTGTCTCCAATATGATGTTCATCAACTCATTCACGAACAAAATAAAACCCGACATAGTTCTGATAAGAGTTCTGATAATTGTTCTCAACATACTAATGCAAATACTGTGCCAAACCATAAAATCGGTGTTGTAGATACTTCTAGAGTGGATTCTCGTCTTCCACGATGTGTTCCAATCTGATAATAATCTTACACATACTGACACTAGGAATAAACCAAATAATGTACTCATTCACTTACAAAATAAGTCTCGGGATGGTTCTGATAAGACTATTCTTAAACGAGATAATACTAATAATATTAATAAAAGTAAAGCTAAAGATTATGGAAAAGAAATTATTTGCTATCGAATGTGGAAATGTTGTTCTTGTTGTACGTCCTAATGGTAACACTGTTATAGTGACAGAAGCTGCTGAACTTGTTCTTGATAATGCTGTTATGGACCAAATTGTTCGTAATAGTGGAGCTTATAAGTCATTTATTGCCACTAAAGATGATGTTGTTGCTGGTCTTGAACGTGACAATACTAAGCTTCAGAATGAAATTGTAGGTCTTAGAGAAGAGCTTGAACAAACTAAAGCTGCTAAAGATAAGCTACAAAAAGAGCTTGATGATGTAGCTAAACATGTTGCTAAAGGATATATTGTCAATGTAGGTAATCTTACTCAAGGAACTTTGGGTTATCTTTTCGATATTGATGGTAATTTTATCGTAGATTGTGGAACAAGCAAACGTGCTAAAAAAGTACAGTATTTGCTAAAAGAAGGCAAAGTAAGTCTGGATATGGTCATGGAGATATTTGGTAATACTGGCGGTAAGAAGAATAAAGCTGCTAGTAAAGCAGAACTTGAAGACTTTGATTGGGATAATGTTCCGGTTGGAAGCGTAGATTGAAGGTAATGAGAATGGGAATTATCGTGGAAGATGACACGGTAGTTCCTGTTCTTTGAAGAGATGATGAGGATTGAGGAGCAGTTTGGAGATGATAAGAGTAGGAGTTAAGGGATAGGGATGACGTGGGAGATGGTACAGTTTGAGGAGATGGAGGAGATGAAAGAGGAGTTTGGATAGGAGTTTGAGGGCGTGGGAGAGAATGATATGGCGAGAGACTATGCAGATAATAACTTAGAACTTCCACCAACTTTTCCTCCAAATCTTCTATTAGTTCTTAGACTTGCTGTTCCTTCTCTTATTTCTTATAATATTATTCCTAATCCTCCTTATTATATTACTATAATTCCTATAATGGTTTCTGATAAAGATACTCCTTATCTTATTCCTCTAAATGCTATAATAGTTCCTGATAAAGCTATTCCTTATTCTATTAAGTCTAATCCTGCATTAGTTCTTATAATAGCTCTTGATAAAGCTCCTGATAAAGCTCTTGCTTTAGTTTCTGATGCTCGATATAGATATAGAACTTGTTCTATAACCGCATCATCTTCATTATAACCAAAAGTTATAGCCCATAACTAAAAGTTATAACGATTAGTTCTATTGATTAATTGGATAAAGTTCTATATTATCTCTTATATAATCGTCTATATAATGTTCTACATTGTCTCCATAATGACAATCTCTATCAATATCTGATAGATAATGGTTATATATTATAGATTATTATATAATTTGATATTGTTTTATATTGAATGATAGATGGTAAATCTATCTAGATATATAATAATATCTTTAACTCATTCACTAACAAAATAAATCTCGGAGAGTTAATGATGATAACTGTATAAGAGTTATTGTTATTGATAATCCAAATCTATTACTAACTAAATAATTTATATTGCTATGGCAGAATTGAAAGATGGTAAAGCAGCCGAAATTGCTAAGGAAAATGTTGTCGTTGAAGGTGCTAATAATGCTGAGAATACAGCTAATGACAACAACGGTGTTAACGTGTCTAAAATTAAGACTAATAAGCAGGTAGTTGCTGAGCTTCTTGCTAAAGGTTGTAATAAGATTGCTGGACTTCGTGTTCGTAGTAGTATTGTTACACCTAAAGACAACTATGTTATGGTTAGTCTAAGTCTTGAACGTGGTATTCCTGGATATATATCTGACGCTGACGGAGTATTTACTAAAGGTGAAACAGCTACTGTATTTGCTTCGTCTTATAGTATTGCTTCTGTTCTTAAAGATAGTGATGAAACAGCTTGGGCTGCTAATCAACTTATCCAGAATCCTAAAGGTCTTGAGGTAATACTTGCCGGTTCTAAGATTGACATTGTTCAAGAAGAAGTTGCTTCGGACGAAATCTATAAGAATCCGTTTGCTAGTTCTGACAGTGAAGGTTCGGCTCTTGGTCATGATACTATTATCAATCATGTTGTAAAGATTGAGATATGTCCGAAGGCTAAGCAGATGTTGAATATGCTGGCAATGAACATGATGGGAATCGGTGGATTCTAAGATGTATATGTTATGATAGTCAATGGTAGAGATACTGTTGACTATCGTAATACGAACGTTATATTGGAATACACATAGTGTTTCTGATAAGACTTCTAAGACATAAAATCAATATAATTGCTGCTATCGAAGAATGAGTAGTTCAAGTTGTACTAATATTCGTATTTAACACAGTTCTATAAAATAAAATTGCTATATTATTTGGTAGTTAAGATAAGTATTGATATGTTTGTCTATTGAAAGGTTGGTAATGCTACTGCTAATCCAACTATTATTGTTAATATTTAATATAGTTATAACTATGGCACAGATTAAGAAGGAAGGCAGCGTTCCTGTAAGTAAATATGCTGCAAAAAAAGCTGCTAGAGCTAAGAAAGAAGTTGAAACTGTTATTACAGAAGAAACTAAAATCGAGGAGAAAGAAGATATTAAAGTTGAAGCTGATAAGGCTAAAACTGTTATAGAACAACCTGCTACTGAAGCTCCTGCTCCACAAGAACAAACAACGGTTAATAAACCTGCTAATAAAGCAGTTTCCGGCAAAACTAGAACCGTTGTAGGTAAAGAGAAACGTGAAATCAATGTTGACGTACCTGACCATGTACTAGAAGTTGCATATATTCCTAAAGATAATGCTGCTATTCGTAGGTATTGTTCATTGAACATTCTTAACCATCTATCTCAAATAGGAGTTATCCGTAAAGATGGTAAAGGTAATTACGTGAAGTTCTTGTGGAATAAGTTCCGTGTAAGTTCTGATGGAATTATTAAGGAGTATTCTTATAGAGAGAAGTTCTTTCTTGTTGCACTTATAAGTTCATTTAATCAATTCGCTAATGCTGCTCAACAGACTATTAGTGATTTTATGGACAAAGAAGGAATTGATACCATAGATTAAGCAGTGGAGTTCCCCCGTAGGAGATGGAGAGATGGTATGACTTATATCATATCCACTTCCTCTACGGGGGAACAGCCTAATCATAATAGAGCTTATATGTCAAAAATTACATATATTAGAACTATTGATAAACATGGAGAATCTGATGTAGATAAACATAATACAACAGAAGTTCATGGTGAGTTATTGGGTAGTGATATTGATATTCTAGCTGATAATGAAGTTTTTGATGATAATGATAATGATAATGATGATGAAGATAAATTCGGTTTTTATAATCAAAAATAATAATTAAACTAATAGGAGATAATAAAATGAAAGCTAAAGTTATAGATATTGAAGGAGTTGGTAAAGCAATATTTGGTAAAGCTGATGGTGCATCTATCGAAGAAATACTTAATAGTATTAAAGAGGATATTGCCGAAGCGGCTAATGAATCTAAAGATAAGGAATATCATGACCGTGTAATTAAGCTTATCGAAGGCGGTATTAAAGGAGCTAAAGAAGCTAATCAAAGTGTTGCTGAATTTGTTGAAGAACAAAGAGAAGAAGTTCTTAAAGAAGAAATTGATTGTTTCTGTCCATTCTGTATAATGAAAACTATCGAATCTGTTACAGAAGAAGATATTGCTAAATATGGTAAAGCAAATGTAGAACTTATTTGTGATGGATTTGCAGATATAGTAAAAGAACAGATGGATTCTGTTAGACAAAAAATAAATGATAAACTTCGTTGGATTGCAGAAGACAATCATGGTTCTAAATCTTATGAAGATATGACCAAAGAAGAACTTATCGCCGAGCTAAAGAAACAGAAATGATTTTTCTTATCCATAATAATATAGTTTTGTTTTGACATTAACTTAGCGAAGTTAAGTTGTAGTATTGTGTTTATTTTATTTGTCTGTTGTTACATGGTATTGTCTGTGAAGATATTACCATTTCGTGTTATAGATTTCTGATATTGATAGTCTTGTCTGTGAAGATAGGACTATTGCTTTAAATTCACATACTGATGATGGACGAAATGAAGTCCGAAACTATAATATATTATAGTCTATGTGTGAAACAATTTTTAAACTCGATTTTGGTTTTAATGTGCCCAATAGTGCTTGTGAAAGTATTATTGGGCTTTGTTGTTTAGAACTTATTGTTAAACTTAATATATAAATTTATTATGGATAATATTGAAGAAGTAATGATATCTTCTATTGAAGAACAATTTATCGCTGATAATGCTAAATATAAAATAGGTGATTATGTTCATTCTTTTATAGAAGATAAGGTTATTGTTGGTAGAGTTGAAGATATAGTTATTGGACATTGTAGTCAAGAAGAAGATAAGATACTTTATCGTATAGACGATGGATTTGGTGGTAAGATTCTGATTGATGAGATGCTACTCGCTCCGGCATACAATGTAAGCGAGAATGTGCATTATTTGTCCTCTATTGAATTTTAATAGTCAAGATGATAAACTGTATTATTTTTGATAATCGTTCAACTGTGAGCCTTAAAATAAGTCGAATTATATAATATTATATTTTATGAATAATAGACCAACAATGAAATATCCAGATAATACTAATAGTGTTCATGTATATGATGTTGTTAGAATTAAGCGAGGTTATTTTAAAGATAAACTCGCTATTTGTGTTTGGGTAGATTTTGCTAAACGAGAACTAAAACTTAAAATAATTGATAATGGTATTGATATTACTCTTCATAAGAATAGTGTTGATTTCTGTTATCATAATACTAAGACTGCTGCTAAACAATGGTTTGAAGTTATAGAACATAACTGTGCTAAGAATGCAAAAAATTGGTCGGATATTAAATATATCAAAGAACATTGGAATGATTTGCTTGCTAAGAATAGTTATACTGCTAGAGCTATTGCTAAAATTGCTGAAGTTCATAGAAGAAACGATGATGACTATTTAGAATGGCTTGAATATTATAGTAAACCTCTAGATATTATATTCGTTTATGATGACTTTGATTTTTGTTGTAAACTTATAGAAGATTTATCATTATGTGAATCTAAACATTTTAGAGACGATATTATTAAAAAAATATATGATGTTATATGGAAACAGTGATTTGGGTTATAGTTCTTCTTATTGGATTGTTGATTGTCGATGTTATTGTGCTAAAACAACGTGTAAGTAAATTACAAGAACAACTTAATGAAGCTCTAAAGAATCAAGTTAATCTTAGACAACAGGTTCTTAATCTTGCTGATAATGCTCTTAAAAGTGCTGAACATATAAAGACTTTAACTGATAATGTTAAGAGAATTGTTGATGTGGTTCATGAACATATTAATAGTAGTGACGATAAATGAGTCGGTATAGATTATATTCATGTCCATCCTCTACGGGGGGCGGGAGGAACGAAGTTCCGACCTTTGGCTTAATAATTTAAATAGATATTATTATGACAGATATTATATTTTTTACTATATGTTTATTATTAATTGTAGCTATTCATATTATAGAAGAACTACATCTTGTTAAATTTATAACTCTTAATAGAGCTATTATTGCTGATTGTGTTATAGTTATTATATACTTACTGATATTTACTTTTATGATGTGAATTTATTAACTTTTTAAATGTTATGTAAAATATGGGAAAATATGATGAAGTAACAGTAGTTAGAGAATTGTGTAAAAATCCAGCTGTAACTATCAACGATAAAGTGATTAGTGTTATTAAAGATACTAATCTTATTGGTAACAGTTTTTGGGGAAGAATTGACTTCCTTACTAAATACTGTGGTTATACACTTATACAATTGGATTTGGACGAACAACGAGCTGCTAAAATTGCTGAACAAGAAGCAAGAAAAGCCGCTAAAGCTGCTGCTAGAGCTGAAAAACGTAAGAGTAAAGTAGATATTATCGGCTCTGTTAAATCTAGTCTTTCTAAGAGTAAATTTAATAGAAAATAATATGTTATGCCTACGTTTAAAGTGTCTTTTGGTTCAAGTGCTAAATCTAAAAGACAAAGAGTAAGTAGCAAATATGTTGTCATAGAGACTAAATGCGATGGTGAAATTATAATTGATAAACAAGGAGTATATAGAGTAAAGTATAAAGGACAAATATATCCTATTACTACTGAATCTTATGAAACTAAACACAAAAGAGTTATATATGCTAGATGGCTAGATAAATATGGTCATAGAATTAAAATAATTCGTGATAAAGATAGTCGTAAAGCTACTAACATTAAATTCTATTGTGCTATTGCTCCTGGTTTATTAGTTCGTGGTAAGATTGTTAAAACAGCTTTTAGTCCTATTATGTTCCACGTAGTTATGTGTTATAATATAGCAGACGTTGAAGGTACGGCTTTATCTCTTCGTGATTGGAGAGAATATGAAGAAAAGGTTAAAAATGGAGAACTTGATATTGAAAATGAACTATGAATGTATATGGTGAACCTAAACAAGATAATGTTACGTTTACCAAAGACCAAGCAAATGCAGTTGATGATTTGATTGGATTTATAGCTGCTAAATGGGATGATAAGAATTATATTCATGCTCTTGTTGGAGCAGGAGGGGTTGGGAAGACTTTCGTTATTAAGTACGTTATACAGAATTGTAAATTCAGTTCTAGTGTAATTGTTTGTGCTGCTCCAACACATAAAGCTTGTAGAGTTCTTAGTAAAGCTATTAATGGAAAAGCGGTTGAAACTATTCAATCTACTTTTGGTTTCAGACTTGATGTAGATATTGAAAACTTTGACCCTGAGAATCCAGCTTTTAATCCTATCGGTAAAGTAAAACTATTAGAGAAAGAAGTTAGACTTCTTATTATAGATGAAGCTTCTATGCTCAATGCGAAACTAGTTACCTATATTAATAACTTTTGTCGTAAAAGACAAATAAAGATTATTTATGTAGGAGATGGAAGCCAACTTCCACCAGTTAATGAGAAAACTAGTAGAGCATTTACTATTGCTACTAAGACTAATGTATTAAGAGAAGTTGTAAGACAAGGAGATAATAATCCTATTACACATCTTCTTGAACTACTTCGGTCTGATATTGCTAATAAACGTTATGATATGCTTTCTTATATAAGTAATCCTAAACATAAAAGTGCTTATAATGAATTTGGATGTGGATATACTGTTTGTAGTCCTTCTGAATTTGATTATCATATAGAACAAGCATTTACTGATGAAGAATATTCTAGGAATGTAAATAAGTATAAAGTTATTGCATATACTAATGCCAAAGTTACAACTTGGAATAATTATATTCGTAAAGCAATTGTTAAAGGAGCTGAGAAAAGTATTATTACTAGAAATGACTTGATAATGTCATATTCTACTATTGTTGATGATTTTAATGATACTATTATACAGAATAGTGATGAATATATTATATATGATATAGCTGACTTTCAAGACCCGATTCATGATTTCAAATGTTTTATGGTTAAATTTCAAGCTATTAATGGAGGTAAGATTACACAACCTCTATGTATTATTGACCATAATGATAAATTCACTATTCAATCTTATTTTAATAAACTTAATAATCTAATTGTTGATGCTAAATCTGCTACAAGTGTTACTAGAGCTGGTAAATGGAAAGAGTATTTCAAATTTAAACGAAAATATCTATTAGCTAATAATATACTTAATCCTTATGGTAAAGTAGTTTTTAGTAGAGATATTGATTACGGATTTGCTATAACTTCTCATAGAGCTCAAGGTTCGACTTATAATACAGTTTTTGTAGATGTTAACGATATGGTATATGATAAGTATGGACATCCTTATACTAATCAAGATGAACTTCTACGTAGATTGTATGTTGCTTGTAGTAGACCATCAACAGAATTATTCTTGTGCTATGGAAGATAAAGATAATAAAGCTCGTAAATTCGCTATTAAATATAAAGGTAAATCTTGCGAATTTATAAGACCAAATGATAATAGAGAAAAAGGACGTGTTGTAGGATATAATATTAGAAACGGTCTTGTTATTGTTAGAACTGATGGCACATTTGGATGGACGCATTTTAATGAATCAGAAGATGTTCTTGTTTATAAGAAATATAAAATAGAAAATCATTTGTTTTATTATGCACATCCTAATAATATTATTATAAATGAACAAAACGTGCGAAAACTGTCCAGCAAGACTTCTAAACGAAGATGAAGTTATATCTAATAATATAGGTAATATTTGTTCTAAAGTTTTATACGTGTTTCCACGTTATGATGAAGAAGCAATCAAAGACTTAAAAGAAATATATAGTCTTGCTACTGGAAAGAACTTTGAAGAAGAATGTTATCTTACCTATGCTGTTAGATGTAATACTAGTTCTAAATATAATTGTTGGGATGATGCAGTTGTAAAATGTAGTCATTTATTTTTTAAAGATTGGGTCAATACTCCTTATAAACATACAATACTTTTTGGAGATGCTTATAAACTTTTCTTTAGAGATAAACCTGATTTTACTCATCATAGAATTAATATCTGTGGTATTAATCGTTCTATACATTTATATGGCTCTCTTGGAATAAAGCATTATAATGCTGATAAATATAAAGTATTAAAAGACTTACTTGTCAAAGAACTTAGTGCTTATAATATATGAAATATATAAGAAGTGATTGATTGTAGAGCTGCGGACGTTGAAGTACTTCCAAATTTTTATTCTATTACTTTTATTAGTCTTAATGATTATCTGAAAGTATTTGCAGATTGTGTTAATGATAAAGGTAAACCTATACCATTAGTTCAAAAACTGACTGTTGCTGAAATTAAACGTAGACTTGATACTGTTAAGTGTGATGCGTTTTATATTACAGATAAAGACGATAGTCAATTATTGAGTTTAGTTGGTTATCTTAATGCGATGCGTAATAAAGGAATTAATGTTTATACTTATAATGGACTTAGCTATGATAATCTTATGATAGCTGGGTTTCTTATGAATGTTAATTACTATGATAATACTAAGGACTTAATAAAGTATCTATATAATCTTAGTAAAAAGATTATTTCTCTACAAGAAGATAAGGAACAACTATATAATGATTTTCAGATTAATACTGTTAAACGTTTTAAGCTTCCTTATGTTGATATTGATATTATGCGAATATTCGCTCTTAATAAAGCTGGTGTTAGAATTGATAAAGATACAGGAGAACGAAAAGCTACTCCTAAAGGTCTTAAACAAACTTCTATAAATCTTCAATGGTTTGAATTACTAGAATATGAACTTCCTCCTATTTGTGAAAAAGATGTAGAACTTTATTATGATAACTTATTATATAAAGGATTACCTGCTGATAAAGTTAATAAACTTGTTGATAAATGGGATAGATATATATTAGATGAATATATTCCACCTATGATGCATTATAATAAAAATGATGTATTTATTGTGTGCGAAATTGTTCGTCTTAATCCGGAAGAAATTAAATCCAGATATTCTGTTAGTAGCGTATATAAAGTTGACCTTCTTAATAGTAGTCGTAGTAATATGGCTGATAAACTGTTTGAGAAATTCTATTCAGAACGAAGCGGTTTACCACCTGAAAAATGGAAAGGTAAAAAGACTGAAAGAACTGCTATGAAACTTAGTCGTGTTATATTTGATAATATCGAATTTAAAACACCTCAACTTAAAAGTTTTCTTGATAGAATTAAAAAGAAGGTTCTTTATAGAGTTAATAAAGAAGAATTTAATGAAATTCTAACTATTGGAGATACTACTTATAATATGGGAACTGGTGGACTTCATAGTCAAGATATTCCTATGGAAATATGGAGTACTAGTGACTATGGATGTCATGGTGTTATACCTTGTCCATCCCCTACGGGGGAACAGCTTGGAAAGAATAATCAGGAGAAGTTCACGTTGATACATTGGGACATCAATTCGATGTATCCCTCAATCATGAGCGCATACGAGATATATCCCGAACATATGATTAAATCTGTGTTTGTTGGACTGATAACTTGGATGAAAGATACACGAGTTTCTGTAAAGCATAGTGTTGAAGATATTGTTGACGGAATTCCTAGAGAAGTTCTTGCACTTGTTCTTAAAATTGTTATTAATAGTATCTATGGAAAATTGGGCTTTGAACGGGGAGAATTATATGACAGATTAGCTGTATTGAAAGTAACAATAAACGGTCAGTTGTTAATCTTAATGTTGATAGAGGAATTAGTACAGAACCATATCAAAGTTGTTAGTGCTAATACTGATGGTCTTATGGTTAAAATTAAAGATAGTCAATGGGATACATTTAACGAAATTGCTAATAGATGGGAACAAAGGTCTAAGTTAAAAGCTGATGCAGATATTGTTCATTGTCTTATAGCGAGAGATGTAAATAATTATATTGCTCAATTTCGTACCAAAAAAGGATTGAAACTTGAATATAAAGGAGCGTTAAATCCTCTTATGTATGCTGTTGATTTACAAAAAGGTTATGATATGCCTATTGTTGCACAAGCAGTTAGTAATTATTTTCTTGAACATAAACCTGTAATGGAAACATTACGTGATACTACTAATATTCTTGACTTTTGTAAAACTCAAAACGTTGGACGACAATTTCATGTAGAACAAACGTTTGTTAATAATCAGCAAGTTCAAAGAGTTGTATGTCAAAGATATGTTAGGTTTTATGTATCTAATACAGGTTGTATAGTTGAGAAAGTTCATAACGATACTACATCTCGTTCTCGTATGGCTGCTGGTTCAGTTGTTACTGTTATTAATACTCTTGACGATATGGATATTTCATTGCGGAACATAAATTATAAGTATTATTACGAAGAAGCGATGAAGATTATTAATCCTATTAAACTAGGAATTAGTCCTAAAGGTAAAGGACGTACTCGTATTAAGAAAGCCTATGGGCAATTTAATAGTCTTTTTGATGATTCAGCATTTGAAGATGTCGAAGAAGATAATATTGAATTAGATGATTATGAAGACACTGGATTTGATGTATGATAAATTAGCTGATAAATGGGGTATTGATAACCGTGGCAATGGAACTGTGCATTGCATTAAACCTATGGAATATACCAAACTTATTATGGTTATTCTTAAACGAATGCAAGCTAAGAATCCTGACTTAAAAGTATTTATAGCTGTTGATAGTTATTATACAAGAAAGAATATTGTTGATACTCTTAAAGAAAATAATATAAATCAAGACCATATTACTATATTAAGTGAAACTTATATTAATGCTAAGTATAGATATACATATAATCTTGCTATTTTTGTTGGTCTTGAACGTTATAGTCTGTATGTTAATTGTGTAGGAACTACTTCTGATTTTCATTTGTTTATTATAACTAAAGATGTTATTAAAACTGATGATTTAGCAGAAATATATAAACATTATCCTGCTGTAAATACAGAACTTAGTGCTAATGATTTAAATGCTGTTAATTTAAGTTCCCCCGTAGAGGAGAGAAGAGTAGGTTGTATATTGCCTACTGCTGATAAAGAACTGTATGATAAATATACTGATTTTATAACTCAGTGTATGAATATATTTGGAGATTTTGATAATATCACTAAAGCTAGAATTGGAGATACCAAAGCTGGTATTAGTGGTACAGAATTTCGTAATCAATTAGCTTTAGATAATGGTTGGTCTCCTGAATTGGATATGAGTATAGGATTTAATAGACAAGTTGATGAATGTTATAATCCTAATATTCTATTAGATAAAGCTACTACTTGTTATGAGATTATGCGTAATAGAAGTAATCTCCTTACTGATAGTGATGCGAAACTGCCTATGATATTAAGTCTTGTTCTTGGAAATCCTGATAAACAAATAATGATTATATCTAAAAGAGGAGACTATGCTGCTAAAGTAACTAAATATTTAGAAGAATATGGAGTTGCTGTTGGAGATTATCATGATTGTATTGAACCAAAACTTCTATTAGATGAAAACGGTATTCCGGTGACTTATAGCAAGAAAAGCCAAAAATGTGGGCAGCCTAGATATATCAAATCTAAGGCTATTTCTAGCCTCAACGAGCGATTATTTCAAGAAGGACGATTAAAAGTATTATCCGTCAAAAATAGTTCGTCAGACGAGCTTAGAATCAATGTTGATATGTGGATAATTACAAGTCCTCTATGCGATGAAGTTACGGCTCTTAAATACCGTTTTAATAAGGTTATGTTTAACTCTACACCACATATTATATATAAGGTATTCATGCAGGGAACTGTCGAGGAAACGAAGTTAACGCAGCTTAAGCCGAATCATTATACTGATGTGACAACCACATTAAGTCGAGATACAAATTTTGATGAAAATAATTGTGGAATTGTTTGCGGATAATAAAAAGAGATTTATATTTGTGGTGTGAAAACAAACGGTCTTTGAATTAATGGACGAGAAAGTAGAAGAACAAAAGAAAGAAGTTGCTACAAAAGAACATTCCGTTGTAGCAACAAGTAAAGATGTGAATACTCAACCTGTTGGAAATGTAGTTCACGCATTGAATAGTATAAACCTTTTAGACCCAGCTCAATTAGAGAATGCTAAAGTGTTTATGTTACAGATAATGCGTAGCAAGAAAGGTGGTATTGCTAGTGTAGAAGATGGTTTAGCTGTTCTAATGAGAGCACAAGACCTTAATCTTCCGTTTAGTACTTGCCTTGAACATATCCATGTTATAAACGGTAAAACAGGTATTGATATTCATGTTATTAAATCGTTATTATCAAAGGCAGGACTAACATGGGAATGTACAAAAGATTATAGTCCTCTGTATGAATATACAGATGGTTTTAACGTTTATGTTGAAGATAAACTTCCTGACTATTGTGTTAAATGCAATAATCGTAAAGAAGCAGAGAAGAGACAAGCAGAGAATAAAGATGATGATATAGTTTATGTATATCCTACTCTTTATTTTAAAGATTTTAATGGCAATATATATAAGAGTTATCAATGGAATAATAAACTCTCTATTGCTATGAATCCTGCTCATGCTCAAGAACTTGCTAAACAAGGTCTTGTTCCTGTTTATCGAATACCTAATCAACCTGTTGATTATGTAACCGAATACGATATTTGTCGTGTAGTTCGTGGTAAGGAAGTTCATTCTATTGGTAGATTTAGTTTTAGTGAAGCTCAAGCTGCTGAAATGTTTGAGAAAGATACATATAAAAAGTATCCTCGAATACTTATCAGTCATAGAGCGTTTACTTATGCTGCTCGTGATATAGCTAGTGATATTCTGTTTGGTGTGTATGAAACTACTGAACTTAAAATAGTTGCTGGTGCAGAGCTTAACGATGCAGATATTATTGATATTGAAGCTCAAGAAGTAAAGTGAAATTAACGGGCTAATAAAGCTCATATTTATAAACAATTTAATCCATAAATTATTATGAAAACTTTTGGAAAAATGTCATTCGGTTTTAGTGCAGTTAATGCAGGTCAGAGAAATGTAAGTTATGAACCAGAACTTGTAGCAAATGCTGCATTGGGTGGTTTTCGTATTACACCTCCTGTTTCTAAAGCACTTGGTTTGCAAGCTGGTGACAACATTATGTTTGTAACTACTGCTGACAATGTAGCAGAAGCTATTCGTAACAAAGTTCCTGAACTTGTTGAGTTCTGTACTGAAAACGGTCTTGATATTGATTCTCCGGAAGCCGCTATCGCTATTCATAGAGAATTTGATATGTGGGGTATTGCCAAAGGTATCCAGGAATTTGATGCAAAAGGTAATCCGAAAACTACTCGTGAACGTATGACGAAAGATGACAAGATGAAGTATGTAGAAGCACACTTCGAGGATTGCTTGGAATCTGCTCGTAATTCACAGAATGAAGAATTGGTTGCCGCTTTGAACCGTGAAGGAGCCACAGAAGAAGAACTGAAAGCTGTTCTTATGGAAGCTATTCAAGGTGATGAAATTCCGAAACGTAAAGGAAGTAAATCTGCAAATCCTGCCGGAACTACTGGTACAGGAGTTTCATTGACATTTACTGACTCTAACGTTTGGATGCAGTTGAAGGCTCACATGGGAGACCGTGCTAAGACTATGAACTTGGTATTCTCTGTAAATCCAGAAGAACTTGCTGATGCAGAAATCTTCAATGGTTATGAAAATGTAGCTGTTAAAGTTGCTGTACTTGGCGAATCTCGTGAAGAGAAACCTGCTCGTGTTGGTGAAAAGAAGGCTGAACAAGCTGCTGAATAACTCGTCCGTTATTAGACATCCTTTTTTTTATTTAATAATGTAGAGCCGTACATGGAGTTAATCTAAGTGCGGCTCTCTTTTTATCTATATATTTTATTAATCTTTTAAATTTAGTTGAAATGAGTACTCAAACTAAAGAAGAACAAGAGAAAGTTAGTGCAGGAAAACCTGTAAGTGTCAAACAAGAAGAAGCTCAACCTAAGAAAAAGCGTAGAGGTATTAGTAATGATACTCGTGCTGCTTCTCGTCTAAAGTTTGACGAACGTAGAGATGCTAAACCTAATGGTTTATTTATTGGACATCTTGATAATGTAGAAATCAAATGGGTAACTCTTGGAGAAGAAGTTCAAGGTTTACAATCATTTGCTGGTTTGGCTATTCCTATCCTTACTGTTACATTTGCAAGTAATGATGAAAATGAATCTGTTCGTCGTTATGTTACTCACCGTATGATGCCGGCTGAAAGTAATGCTCTTACTATTGTTGGTGGTGCAGAAGCTTGGAAAGTTGATTCTGTTCTTGGTTGGATGAAACATCTTATGGATGTATATATTCTTAAAGGTCGTCCTATGACTGAAGAAGAAGAAGACGCTTTGTGTTTACCTTTTGAGGACAGTGACGATGAAGGAAACTATATTCCTGTTGAACCGCAAGTTGTTGTAGATGGTTGGAAGTCTATGTTCGAGAACTTTATCAAGATGATGAACAATGACGGTAAACCTGTTTATAAGAGTGCAACAGGAGGTATTCTTCCGATTTGGATTAAACTTCTTCGCTTCACTAAAGTTAAGAATTCTTGGCAACCTGTTGTTCGTGGTAAATCTACAATGGGTGATTTAGGATTTACTAACTTTGTTGGAGAAGGTTGTATTGAGCTTTATAAGCAGAATGTTGCTCCAATGTTGAAAGTAGACCCTGCTAAGGAATCTATTGTATATCGCGAAACAAAAGCTGCTGCTCCTGCTATGCCTGCTGCTGCGCCTATGATGGGTGGAGCTATGCCAGGAGTTCAAATGGGTGGAGCAATGCCTGGAACTGCACCAACTGACTTTGCAGCTTCTCCTTTCGCTGCTGGTGGAAATCCTGCTGACGACCTACCGTTCTAAGAAAAGTTAGTTAAATAGTTGGATATAAAGGGGTAAGATACTATATTTGGTGTCTTACTCCTTTTTTTATTATCCACACTAAAGATGTTAAAACCAATATGAGAAGAACTGTAACTAATGGTAATCTTACTAAAGAATTTATACTTTCTAAAATAAGTCAAGTAAGCATTTTTAGTGCTTATACAGGTGTAGATACAGAAGTAATAGAAAACTGTATTAATACCGGAGAATTTATATCAAGTCCTTTTCGTGTTGATGAACATCCTAGTTTCGGTTTTAAATATGACAATCGTGGTAAGTTAAAAGCTAAAGATTTTGCTGGTTATTTTCATGGAGATTGTTTTGACGCTGCTGCATTAGTTATCAGCGAGATTATTCATAAGAATGTTGATATATCTAATAAAGGTTGGTTTATATTTGTTCTTAAACATATTGCATATACTTTTAGAAATATAATATATGGTAAGGATAAAGACGAAAATATCGAAGGAATAATAGCCGAAGGAGTTAATGCTGCTAGAAATAGAAAACATATTATAGAATTTGTTCCTAGACAATGGAATAATTATGATAAAAACTATTGGGGAAAGTTTCATATCCCTATTAGTTATCTTAATACTAATTTTGTTTATCCTGTTGATTACTTTTATATTAATAGAAAAGTTAATCCTGAACCTAAATACTATTATGAGAATGATAGAAAGGATGTATGTTATGCTTATATGCTAGGACAAGATAAACGAGGAGTATATAATATTAAACTGTATTTTCCTAATAGAAAACATGGAACTGTTAGATTTATTACTAATAGTAATTGTTTAGAAGGATTACTCAATCTCGAACTTAGTGAATATGATTCTATTATTATAACTAAAAGTACTAAAGATAGAATAAGTCTTAGAGCGTATTTAGATGCAATAGACTTGTCTATCCCCTACGGGGGAACAGCCCTGCGAACCATAGGTCTTGTTAATATACCTCATGAATCATATAAACTTAAACAAAATGAATACGATTGGTTACGAGCAAAATGTCCTAATGGACTTATATTGTCTTTAATGGATAATGATAATACGGGATATCGTGAAGCTATTTGGTTAAGAAATAATTATAATATAATACCGTTATGTATTCCTAGAGAATATGAAGTTAAAGACTTTGCTGAATTACGTAGTAAATATTCAATCGAAACTATAAAAGAACTTATTAATCTATCATATAACTATATAGCAGATAATTATGCAGAAGACGAATTTTCTTGGGATACGGGAGAAAGCTATCCTCTCCCGTACTAAAGGTATTACAGGTTATGAGTATGTAGTTATGCGTCCTATTACTAAAGAAATAGAGCATGAACTAGATACAGACGAAAAGACTGTTTTACCTAATGGAGCTTCTATAAGTAAAAAATCTATTTATATTTATGGAGCTGTTGATGTTACAAATCCTGACGATATAGGAATTATTAAGAAATTTAATTTATTAGATGATTCTGATAAAGGAAATATAGTCCCGTCTGGATTTGATTATTTAGAAGGTGTTGCACATCATGACGGTGTTATTAAATATAAACCTACTTGGGACGTTGTTGAATGGTTTAAATACAATCATTGTTTGATTGGTAAACCTGAACGTATTGTAATATTTCAATGTAGCAAATCGTCATTATAATGGTAACACTTGACGCGCAAGATATACGATTTGTTGAAGCACATATTAAACAATATGGTGGAATAGACAAAGCTATACAAGTTGTGCTAAAAGAACTTGATTCTACTTTAGTTCTTCCCGATGGTAGTCGTCCTCGTCAAACCAATAGTTATGTTTGGCAAAGAAGTGATGCGGAATTTGCTTATCTTCTAAATAAAGCTATGGATAATGGAATGACTAATGAAGAATATGCTAAAGTTATGGAACAATATGGAGAGGTTCTAAAGAAGAATGAATTATATGAACTTGAAAACCCTCCTATTGTTTATAGTAAGAAAGTTCGTAGTAGTGCTCGTAAAGTACGAGTTGATAATGTTCAATCCATGTTTGATGGAGATACTCTCAAAGTAGGAAAAAAAGCTATTAAAACTAAACCTAAAAAAGAAACTGTTGCTGAACGTAAGGCTAGAATACTTAGTAATAAAGCTGTTACATTTGCATTTGGAAATTTTAAAGCTAAAAACTAAATGGGACAATGGTTATATAGAAAGAATAATAATGAAGTTCCTACACGGTGGAGAGCTGGAATTACCGATAATGGTTTGATTATTGAAGTTGAATATGGGATTGTCGGTAAAGCTAGTAGATTTGAAGCTTATAAAGTTACTCAAAAGAATGCCGCTGCTGAACTTGAAAGTAGATATAAAGATAAACGTAAGACAGGATATATGTCTATTGAAGACATTAAAGACGATGGTGATATTTCTCGTTCCCCCGTAGAGGGTGGAGACATAAATAGTCTCTATCAATATCTTGCTGCTTATCTACCAAAATATCGTACTAATGAAAATAATGGTGGACTATTACCAATGCTTGCCAAATCTTATACAGGTAAAGTATGGGATAAAGTTCCTGTTATGATTGGACAATATAAGATTAATGGTCTTAGATGTTTTATTAGTGCTGAATATAACAATGGAGATATGTTTAAGCCTATAAAACTTAGATTTCAATCTCGTGAAGGTATTTATTGGAGCACTCTTAGTAATCTTGAAGAATATCTTCTTACTGTTCTTCCCGAAGATTTAATTACAGCTATGATTGAAGAACAATGGTCGCTTGATGGTGAGATTTATCTTCCGGGATATACTGTAAATCAAATTAATCATTTTGTTAAAGACGCTAATTGTGTTGAAAATAAAGCTCTTCAATTTTGGTGTTACGATTTAGCTGTGCCAGAGATGAGTCAAAGTAATAGACTTGTTCTTATTGATAAATATCTTGATAATAGAATAACTAGTTTTCATGATTATAAAGAACATCTTAATAATAACAAACGTCTTATACGTCTACCTTCTATTTTTATAACAAACGATAATGAAGCTTTAAAATATAGAGATGAATTTATTGGTCTTGGGTTTGAAGGACTTATTCTTCGTAATCCTTCTGCTGATTATCAATATGGTCGTAGGCGTGTCGGTTATATGGAGAAGTTTAAATCTGCTACTGATGGTAAGTTTCTTATAGTAGATATTTATAAAGAACCTAAGAGAGACTTACCTATTATTCTTTGTCAGAATGATGTAAATACTGCTAAATTTGAAACAAGACTTAGTGCTACTCATGAATATCAACAAATGATATTAAGAGATAAACATCTTTATATTGGAAAATATCTATTCGTTGAATTTGGAGAACGTAGTGGTGTTGAAAAAGTGCCAATGCACGTGAAGAAAGTAGAAATTAAGATATAGAAAATAAATGATAGAAATTTGGAAAGATATACCTAATTTTGAAGGTATTTATCAAATAAGTAATACTGGTAAAGTTAAAAGTATTGAGCGTATTGTTGTTTGTTCTGATGGTCAACTTAAACCTGTAAAAGAAAGATTAATTTCTTTTGGAGATAATGGACATGGTTATAAGTTTTGTTATTTATGGAAAAATAATAAATCTTATAGACATTATATTCATAGACTAGTTGCTGATGCTTTTGTTAATAATCCAAATCCAAAAAATTATACTGAAATAAATCATATTAATTCTATAACTTATGATAATAATTACATTAATCTTGAATGGTGTAATCGTTCTTTAAATATGAAAGCTGCTTATAAAGCTGGTCATAGAGATAACCATAAGAAGATTAAATATTCTAATAAACCTATATTTAAATATGGAAAGTAATGTTAGTTTATTTTATAATGTTATCAATACTAATATAGATAAACATAAAGCGTGGTATAATGTAAAAGATAATATTATTTATCTTAAAGCTGATTCACAAGGTTTTAAATATTATCTTGAAGCAGATACTTATGACTTTGTTAATGGTAGACAATTATTTATTATTCTTAGTCGTGAGAAAATTCATTCTGCTTGTCGCCCATGTCATGTTGATAATTTTGGTAGACTTAAAATTAGACCTATTGTTCATAGAGAATATTTGCAAACAGTTTATAGTAGAGATTCTAATATTCAATTTGTGTTAGATAGTATGAATGATGAATTTGTTGCTTATAGAATTTAATATATAGATACTGGTTAGTGATTGAGTTGCGGAAGTAGTTGTAGATTTTGATGTCTATGGCTGCTTCCGCTTTCTTGTTTTATGATGGCAAAATGTATTACGATGTGCCCGTAGATGCTATTCTTTTGCCCGTCATGACATTCAACCCTATCAGCCAATGTCTTATTAAGATTCTAATTTGCGTTCAATGGTGAGCCTTAAAACGAGTCAAAAAATATATTATTATATAATTTAGTATATCGTTATTATTGTTACATTTGCGAATGCAATTAAACCTATTAGATATGATTAAAGATATTAAACCTATTATTGGTATAGCAGGTAAAGCTAAATCTGGTAAAGATACAGTTGCTGGTATGATTGCATATATTATACGAGAAGGACTATTTAGAGCCGATTATAGGAATTGGAGTATAAGATATGATAAACCAGGAATTACTAGAGAAATTGGCGCTGTTATACATTTTGCTGATTTTATAAAAGATATTTGTTCTAGAGTATTTCTTATTAATAGAGATTATTTTGATAGTATTGTTTATAAAGAACAATTATCTTATCTTATGGATAGTGGTATATTTGTTAAACTTAATAAAGTACCAAACAATTATATAATTGCTAATCATGCTATATTAAGTACCACTTCTATTGCTTCTCTACTTAAAGGTTATAATAATAAAGTTGCTATTAGTCTTAGAACTATGTTGCAATATGTTGGAACAGAACTTGGTAGAAATCAATTAGGAGACAATTGTTGGATTAATGCTACTATGTCTAATGCTGGTATAATACGTAATAGATTTGGATTTTGTACCATAGCTGACGTAAGATTTGCTAATGAATGTGATGCTATAAGAAATCAAAAAGGAGGATTTGTTATTGAAATTAAAAGACTTAATGACGATGAAGCTAAACTTAATAAGTTTATTCATGTTAGTGAATCTCTTGAAGGTATTAATCCAGATTTTGTTATTGATAATGATGGTAATAAATTTAAGTTATTTCACCAAGTGTTGTCAGTATTAGATAAGATAAATCAATCTTCTCATCCCCTACGGGGGAACAGCCCAAAGTAATATATGGAATATGTTGTTATACGTCCGCCTGTTAAGAATACTACACATCCCGAAACTATGTTGGTTCATTATGTAGTAAGTAGAACTAGAATACGTAAAGTTATTGATGCTTATTTTAATGGAGAATTTGTAGTTAAAGATGAATATCCTCCATTGGGAGTATTTAAAGTTATTATTGATAAACGTAAACCTAGAACTTTTGTTGAGGCGGCTCAATTAGCTAGATATAAAAATTACGAATATGAAAATAGTAAGACCGAAAGTAGAGGAATGGATTCCTAAAGATAATGTTATCCATGTTGCTAGATGTGCAAGAGTTTGTTATGCTCTTAAAACTGGAAGAGATGATGGACAACTTTATGATGATTTAATAAAGTCTAAACATCTTAGTATGTTGAGACATGAATCTCATTATTTTATAATAAGTAAATTTACTTCTGCTGCCAAACATATTATTGATAATTTTAAAGAATGTCCTTATATAGAATTTGAAGCTTATAAAGATAAACTTTATGTTGCTACTAATGGACAATTTCTTTTTGAACGTCCGTCTATCGGTACTGTCTTATACGAATATGAAGTTAGTAGAGAACATTTTGCTGAAACTGAAATAGGACATAAACTTATGAGATATACTTTTAATGTTATTACACAAGTTAGTACATCTCGTGAATTGAATCGTGTTAGTCCTAATAATATCGCTGAACAGTCTACTCGTTATTGTAATTATTCTCGTGGTAGATTTGAAGGAGAATGTGCTATTTGTCAACCACATTGGTTTGATTGTATGCAAGAAGAAGTTGCTTATTATAAGTATGACTATGAAGGATATTGTCATTATATTAAGAATGATGATGGAGAATGGCATCCTTATGATAATAGTCAAATTGTACTTTATAAATATAAACAACCTATGCTTCAACGTTATCTTCTTGATAACTATGAATCTTGTAAATCTTATCTTGCTCAAATTGCAGATGGAATGGAACCTCAAGATGCTAGAGGAGAATTGTCTCTTGATTTAGCTACTGAAGTAGTATATACATATAGTGCACGTGAGTGGCAGCATATTATTGATTTAAGATATTTTGGTAAGACTGGCGCCCCACATCCAAATGCCAAAATTATTGCTGGTATGATTAAAGATAAACTTGAGGAACATGGATACGATTTTGGATGAGTATAGTATAGAAGGCAGAACTCTATTAGATGTTGATATTACCGAAGGAAAAGAATTGGGTTATCAATTTATATTTAATACTAAAACTGATGATAATAAAACTTCTATTAAACTTAAATTAGAAGTTGTTAATGTTGAACATAATCGATGTGAAGATTCTATTTGCCCTCTAAAAGAATATAGATGTGACGGTATAAACTGTAATGTTAAATTAGTAGAGATATTGAAATGAAAGTAAGTCAAAATACTCGTTGCGCTTTTGGACTTCATAAATGTGAAGTTCTTAAACAAGAAGATATTAAAGACGTTTATGGTCATGTTATTGGAATAGCGATTATAAGTCGCTGTTCCAATTGTGGTAAGATTAAAACGTCTTATGTATATACAGTTAATGGTAGACCTTAATAAATAAAATATATGGAAGATAATAAAAGACAAAGTTTATTTGCTATTAGTACTGAACTTGAAAATATTTTCTTTGAGATTGAAGAAGCTGGTGGTGAAGTTACAGAAGAGATTCTTGCTAAACTTGCTATTACAGAAGAAAATTTAAAACAAAAGCTTGATGGTTATCGTAAAGCTTATACAGCTATTAGTTTAGAAGCTGATGCTTGTAAGAAAGAAGAAGCTCGTATTGCTGCTATTCGTAAAACTAAAGAAAATAATGCTAAACGTCTTAAGAATAGTATGTATGAAGCGGTTGTTGCTTATGGCGAAACAGGTAAATCCGGTAATAAAGTTATTAATCTTGTAGATAGTAAACTTTATACTAAGAAAACAGAAGTTGTTGTTATTAATGAAGATATTCTTCTTACGTTTAAAGATTTGGTATTTGACCAATTTAGAGAACTGTATAATAATGATATGCTTGATATTAGCGATACTAATGTTGATTCTCTTGACCCACAAGGATTTATTGATGTTATTAATGCTAAATTTAAAGCGGAATATTCTGAACGTGCTGAACGTATGATGGAAGAATATGGTAGACTATTTGTTGTTGAAGACCTTATGCTTACTAATATTAAATTTGAAACTTCAATAACTTTATATGATTTATTAGGTAGGTCTAATTTTAGACTACTTGAAGGATTCTTCGATACAGAACATCTTTCTAATGTTGTTCCTGATGTTAATAAAACTGTAATTAAGAATATGCTTAAAGATGGTATTCAAAGTTCTTTTGCTAATCTTGATTACAATGAAAGCTTAATTATTAAATAAGATATTATTATGTTTGATGTTGAAGATAAGCTAGAAGCTATTATTAAATATATAAGAGAAACTAGAGGAATTAACGATAGAGATAGAATTATTGATATTATTAAGGACTTATTAAATACGATGTAATTATGAGTTATTATGTAGCTAAAGGAGTGCCCTGGCAGTATAAAGGAGTAACTGATGTTACTGATTGTAAAACTTCAGAAGATGTTATAGCTAAAGCACATCTTGATTGGGAAGTTGATAAATGCGAACTTTATGGTAAAATGTCTGTTAATATAAATAGTGATGAAGACTTGGATAAAGTTATCGAAGAGACAAAAGATTCTGATGCCCATCTACATGGAAAAGATATTTTCCGGATTTGTCCTAATGCTTATTCTACCTATCGTACTGATTATAATATTCCTCTTGGAGTTGTTAAGGGAAAATATACACCGGTTCAAAATAAAGAAGCGTTTAAGTTTTTTGATGATGCTATAGGTAGTGGACAAGCTTTATGGCAAACCGCTGGTAGTTTTGGAAATGGTGAACGTATTTTTGTTAGTGCTAAACTTCCTTCTAATATAATGGTTAAAGGAGACCCTGTTGAAAACTATTTAGTATTTACTAATAGTCATGATGGAACAGGAGGAGTTAAGATATTATTTACACCTATTAGAGTTATATGTAGAAATACTCTAAATGCTGCTATTCGTACTGCTACTAATTATGTAAGTTTTAGACATACTGCTAGTGTTCATTCTAATATACAAATTGCTCATGAAATACTTGGTATTTGTAATACTAAACGTAAAGATTTAGAAGAAGCATATACTATACTTGCTAATATTAAAGTTACTGATGAAGACGTTATGAAGTATATTTGTGAGAATGTTCTAAATGAAACGGAAGAAGAAAATCTACTAAATACTGGACATTCTTACAAAGAACTTTGTTATCGTAGTAATGCGGCTTATGAAGATTCTCAAATATCTATGCGAAAACTTAATGTTATTAGTTCTACTTGGAACTATTATAATGAAGGAATTGGACAAAAAGATATTATAGGAACTGCATGGGGAGCTGCTAATGCTATATCTGGATATTATTCTAATATTGATAATGCTGTTGGTGAAAAGAGATTTGATAGTCTTATATTTGGAGATAAATCACGTAAAATTCAAACTGCTTTCGCCTTAGCAGATACATTTAGTTAATATGAAGATAATATATAATAATCTTATACCATTTAAAGGTTATAAATGTATTAACCTATTTGGAGTACTTTTTGCTAGAAAAGGAACTAGAATAGATGATATAACTATTAATCATGAATCTATTCATACTGCTCAACAGAGAGAATTATTGTATATTATATTTTATATATTATATCTTGTTGAATATGTAATCAAATCTATTATTCTATTCCGTCATGCTTATAGAGATATTAGCTTTGAACAAGAAGCTTATTATCATGAAGAAGATATGGAGTATTTAAAGAATAGAAAACATTATGCTTGGATTAAATATTTATTCAAAACTTATAAACGAAAATAACAATGGGAAATTTAGCTAGAGCTATTGCAAATGCTATTGTGGCATATAAAGGAGGAAGCTATACTGTTGATACGTTAGCTGAACTTATAGACAAAGATATTAATAATGTTTTTGTTAAAGTATGGCGTGAAGATAAACGTATTCCTTTACCTGTATATGGTAAAGAAGGAGATGCTTGTTGCGATGTTTATTGTAAATCTGTTGAATACGATTCTGATAAAGACCGTTATATAGTTCATACAGGATTACATTTTGCTCTTCCTGATGAATATGAAATGGAACTTCGTCCTCGTAGTAGTAATACCAAAACTGAATTTTATGTTCCTAATGCACCTGGAACTCTTGATTGGGGTTATCGTGGAGAACTTCTTGTTGTCTTTAAAGGACGTACTAATAAATATCTTTTGTCAGCATTTAAAGAACTTAAAGATACAGTTCGCTTCATGCTCGGTATTAAGAACCATTCATTAGATAATTGTTCGCAAAATTTCGATAAAGCTGTTTATGAATTTCCTTATCGTTCTATGACTAATGATTTTGAAGGAGACCGTATCTGTCAATTACTTGTTCGTCGTAGAGAAAAGATTCAATGGGAAGAAGTTGAAACTCTGGAAGAACTTGGAACTACTGAGCGTGGAGAAGGAGGGTTTGGTTCTACTGGTGGTACTGGCGAAGCTAAAGTTGAAGAATTTTCCAAAATTGAAGAAGTTGATGACGAACCAGCTAAAGTATCTGGAACTACACAAAATCGCTTTGCAAAATAATGCTTGGAGATAAACCTCTTATTGACCATACTTATATTCATACTCAAACTAAGAATGAATATAAAGTAGTTGAAATTGGTAAAATTAAATGTCCCGAAAGTGGTTATTGGTACGATGCAGTATTTTATGTTCGTGCCGATAATACTCCGGGATTTTATGGAAGAACTGTTCAAAGTTTTATGTCTAATTTTGAAGATACTGAAAATATAGTCGAAATATGATAAGAATCACTTGCTATACCAAAAAGAATTGTGAAGCCTGTCATACGATGATTAGTATTATAGGTAATGCTGTTGCAGAAGTTAATGATGATTGTAATATTAATATTGTAAATGTTGCTAATCTTCCACCAAATAAACTTGTGGAACTTAATGTTGAAGTATTTCCTACTACTATTATTGAAAAAGATAATAAGGAAATTACTAGATTAAAAGGAACTTTTCCTGAGAATTATATTATAGATATTATTTATAAACTTGAAAAAGAATAAGTAAGATAGTTATATAGTGAGAACACGCTAATGTTCATAGTTAAAGTTATACAGAATGAGCCTATCATTGTTATCAATGGTAGGCTTAATTATTTCATCTCATCATTCCCTTACGGGGCGCGGAGGCAACGCAGTTGCCGACCTTAAAGTCAGAAGAATCTACAGATATTGTAGATATTGACGATTAAGATATTATCTAAGAATCGGTTGCTTCGCAACCTCAGCCCCCCGTAGAGGATATGAATGAGATATATCACTAACCATTAATATAGATAAAGATATGAAAGATAAATATGGAAGACATTACAATCTTGATGATGAACAAGATTTACAAGATTATATAAGTCGTCAATCAAATTATCAAGTACCTAACGAACCTGAAGGTATTGGTTGTTTACCAGGTTTTATTATAGGAATTGTTATATTCGTTCTGTGTTGTGCTGCTTTTAGAGCTTGTGAACGTAATATCAAAGACCATAATTCTAGTCAATACGAATACTCATTTTTAGACTAGATATGAAAAAGAAATTATTGTGGCTAAAAAGACTAATATGTAAAATACATGGTCATCATAGAGTTTTCGTAAATGAACAAAGAACTCGAATTAAAGGTAAATCTAGAGGACGTGTAGGAAATACTGTTATTAGTTTTAAAAGAAAAGGCGGTAAAGGAGGAGAAGTAAGAGTTGTTGATGGCGGTTATTATGTTTGTGCTCGTTGTGGAAAGAAATTGACAAATTGGGAACGATTATAAGGCTTTCTGTGAGACTTTATACCTAAAGTAATATAGTTGTTCAGTTCGATAAAGAAAACGGCAAGGCGAGCCGGAAAACCGCCAAAAAGCAATAGTTTAGTAATAGAAAAGCCCGTAGGCTAGTAGGATAGTTGATTCCTTACTAGTTCTACGGGCTTCTTTTTTATTCGCAGTTAGACCTGCTTTAATTATTGAACTTGCCAATAATATATTTTCTTAATTTAATTTCTCCTTTTTCATTCCTTTCAACTTTGACATTTCTATATTGTTTATTATACATAGCAACAAATTTAATCATATTTCCTTTAAATAATCTATTATGATTTATAATATAAGTTGATTGAACATCTGTTATATCTAATAATGGTTCGTTACCATTTTCTTTATAAGTAAGTTGCTTTAAAGCTTCTACTATTGTATCTTTGTTACAACATAAATCTCTAGCAGCATCTCCAATAGTGAATTTAACTATATTACTATCGAACTCAATATGTTCCATTATATAATCAATTAAACAATGAGTATATTTTGTATAATAAACCCCTTTAACTTTAAAATAATTAAAATCTCTACAATAAAATCGTCTATCGCTAATGTTAGTATGAACATCTACTGTGTGATTAAGTACATCAATATCTACTACATTAGCATTAATTGTAGGTACAGGAAAACTACTAATAGTAACTTTACTTCGTTCTTTTTCTTCTCGCTTAGTATCTTTCTTTGCAGATTCTTTAGCTGGTTTTAATATAAACTCTGGCATATCTTTATATGGTTATTAGTTATTAGTTGAACAAATATACGAATAAGTCCGAACATATCGACTAATTTTAGTCTAAAGTATACGGAAATTTCCAAAAATTATACTTTTGTAATTATCTGATTATCAATAAGTTAGAGTATAGCAGCAATTATCTTATATATACTATAAAAGTCTACGACCAGACTTATCATCCAATCATAGACCTTATAATTACTTCCCATTAACAATCCATTCAGCAATAGATTGAGTAGGAATAATACCAAGCATATTTTCAGTCAGTTTATAATACTTATTATTTTGGTCTAATTGCATTATACGATTAATTCCACGATAAATAGGAATTTGTCTCTTAATATAAACAGCAAGTTTATTCTCACCTTTATATAGACCAGTAGTATAATTAGGATTAAATTCATCTCCTTCAATTAGATACTTAGCAATAAATCCAAACGCAGACTGTACATCTTTGAATGATTGACCTAAAGCAACAGGACTTGACCAAAGTTTATCAAATTCAGATACAGCACCAATGTTATACATAATAGTTTCAGAAGATAAACGGTCTGCTTGATAAAGAGCAAGATTAGCTATAATCTTAGCAGTTTCGTCGTCATCGTCAGCAGCAAGTAATGCACAACTAGCAGCAATACCACCAAGTAGACCATAAGCAATACCTGTAAGTTCTCCTAAAGCTCTACGAACATTAGCCCGTTCAGCATTTGACATTGTAGCATAATTAAATTTATAGTTTAAGAAAGTATCAATAAACGCTCTACAAACTTGTTGTACACCAGCAATAAATAGATTAGTACCGTCATCGTTAGCTTTAGCTTTTGCTCTTTGTGTAAGTCCTCTAAATTCTGTTGTTGCAAAATCCCAAAGACTAACATAAAATCCACGTTCAATACTTTCTCTACTTTCGTTATAATAACCATTTACACGGAAATGTTTAAGAGCTCCTGTATAAATATGTTTATGATATTGCATAAGTAGACTACCAAATACCCAAGTAGATTCTATACGAGCACCACCTAACCTATCATATACACCATGAATCTTTTTATTAACTGATACAACTTTACCTTTAAATTTAGCAAGTTTACCTAAATCTACTAAACTATCATCTTTAAGTTTAGCATATCCATCTTGAAGTTCAAATTGGTCTATCAGTCTAGGTTCAGATTCAAACTGTTTCTTAGCTTCTTTAGTAAGTTCATTTCTTACTTCTGCATATCTTAATCCATAAGTTTTATCACTAAGACTACGTAAGAACTCTGTATTTACATCTTTCTTAAACCAAAGATAATCTTTAAGTCTATTCTTATCTTCTTTAATACGATTAATGAATTTAGCATAAAGTTCTTCAAGTTCAGTATTACCTTCGATAACTTTACGAAGTGCAACTTCTTCAAGCATACGATTATAATTATGGAAATCTCCTATAACAACTTCGCCTTTCTGATTCTTATAAACTCTATTACTAAGCATCATAGAAAGCATAGCAGTATTCTGCATAAAATGTTCACCAGCACTTTGTGGACTATAAGCAAAATCTCTCATCTTATTAATTATCTCAATACTATCAATAGATTTAGATGTTTCACGAATACCATTATAGTCCACAACTCCCATGAGTTTAATTATCGCATCAGTAAGATTATCACTAGTATCTTTATTCATATTAGCAAGGAAATATGGAACTGCTTTAATATAATATCCAAATTTAGCATTTTCCCAATCTTTATGATTGAAGTATTCTCCAGCATAACGTTCCATGAATATATTAGTAGAACCAGTTAATATATTACCAATACCTCCTGTAATATTAAACATCATATATTTAGCACTAGCAATATTTTGTCCAACAGCAGCAAATTTATCCCATGTATTCTTACCTTTATATTCGTCAAATAAGAAACGTTTAGACCAAGTTTCAATTAAATCAATAACTCTTTTAGGAGCTTGAGTTTTATAAACTTTTCTATCTTCTGTAGAATTTCTTCTATCAACAGCTAGATTATTAAATCCTGTAAGACGATAAGCTTGAGCTTGTGTTCTCATATATTCAAGAAGATAATAAAGGTCTAATTTAGTTTGCGTTTTAGCATTAGCTTGAATAGCTCCTTTAATAAATTCTTCAAATACTGATTCATAATCTTTATCCATTAGTTTAACGTCAAGTTGTCTATTATACTCAGCAGATTCTTCATTATGTTTCTTAATATCATCAACTCTAGCTTTATAATCTTCATCAGATTCAGTAAGACCTTGTTCCGGTATAGGTTCTATCTTTCTATAAGTCTTGTCCTTCAACGAAGCTAATAACGGTATATTAGTTTCTCGGTCATATTCATAACCAATATTATCGCTAATATGTCTATCTGGGTCTAAACTTTGTCCAAATCCAATAGCATTAAATGCGGCTTTAACAGTATTAGGGAACGACGATTCTGTCCTTCTCCTACGGGGGAACAGCCCTTTAGCAACGAACGACATAGCAGTATTATTTTCTTTAGTTAAATCATAAAGAGTATCCTGCATCAACTTTCGTATCTTCTTTTCATATTCGTTAGCGCCATCATTTTTATAATACTTAGCACTACCATTATAATTATCAGTATATCTATTATAATTAGTATTAACTGTTTCAGGAAGTGGTTTACTTCTTGTATTATTATATGAAGCTACATAGTTTCTAGCATTACTAGTTTCGTCTTTAACTCTTATTGTAGTCCAAATACGAATTGGTTCCATCTTACCACTTAAAGGATTAAAGATATGATTTTTATCTTCAAATTCTTTAAGTTTGCCGTCTCTAATAGCTTGTTCACGTTCTTGCCAATAGTAACTTGTAGGAACAAATTCTATATTCTTATTTAAAAATTCAAGAGCTTTAGAACGTTTTTCGTCAACATAATCTTTATTAATAACATTACCTTTATCATCAAGTTTAGGAGTAACATAACCGAATATATCGCTATTAGGTTCATTAGTATATCCTATAAAGATTCCATTCTCATCATAATTCTTAGCATTAGCTATTGTTCTCCATGCAGTAAAAAATTCTTTACCTTTTTGTTTAGCAACATCTTCATCTAAATCATAAGTAACTTTATCAGTATGGAATGACACTTCTTCTTTTAAGAACTTCTTAACTTTTTCATCTTTACGATGTAAACGTTTAACTTCATCAAGTCTATCATAAAGTTCACTAAGTTCTCGTATTTGTTCTATTGTCAAATCAGATAGTTTAATCTTACCTGTATTTGGATTAAGAGCGTCTTTAAGAATTGCATTAATCTCTTTTACAATAGTATTACGAGTTTTAGTAACTACTGTACTAGGAGTTGTAGTACTACTAAATCCAGCATAGAATTTCTTACTATATATTTGACTTATAGGAGCTTTATTACGAAGAAGTTTAACTTCTGCTGATTCTCCATCATTAGCACGATTAGCATATTGAGCTTCTTGCTCTTCTTTAATAGCTTTTACTTGATTATCATTAAATTGACGACCATCAATAATTCCATAATTATCATAAGCATTTTCTGTATGTTGAACTATACTCTTGAATTGAGGATTCTTTTCTTCTTTGTCATTATTGAGTGCTGCAAAAGCATCATTAATTTCTGCTTGAAGTTTCTCATTAATTCTATAATAAGTATTTTCATTCAACCATTCAATAGCATTAGCATATTCATCTACTTGTAACAATACATCTTCATTTTCTATTTGTCGTCCAGCACTATCAAAATGTTTATACTTATTAATAATACCAAGATAATGTTTTAAATCTTCTTCAAAACCTTCTCTAGTTTTACGTTCAAAGAATGCTTTTTTAATTCTACTAACTTCATCTACATATTTACGAAGATTAGAAGCTCTATTATAAGCGTCTTGTGGTTTCCATTCTCCTGTATTGAAATCAGTAGTTTCTTGCATCTCTCTAATTTCAGAACTTAAACGTTTAATAGTAGCATTATCTTCTTCTGTACGATTACCTTTGAATATTCTTAGTAACTTATTCCTTTCATCATTTAGTTTAAGATACTTAATATAATAATCAATATTATAATCAGTAAGCATAGAAGCTTCATTATCAGTTACTCTTTGATAATATTCTGAAACATATTTCTGTTCAGTATTAGCAAGATACCATAAGTCACGTTCATGTTTAGCTCTTAGATATTCTTTACTATATTCGCCGTAATTATCTTTAGCTTCTTTTACTTTAGTATTTAAATCATTCTTATCTTGTGTAAATGTATCAGTATGATTAGAAACAAATTTACCAGTTACAGGATTAACAACATTGTTCCAATTAATTGTTTTACCGGCTTTAGCAGCTTCTGATTTAATACTAGATAATTGTTTCTTATAATTTCTTACATAATCATCTCCTTCAAACATGAGTTTATCAATCTTAGCTTTAGCTTCACGAAGAATGATTTGTACAATAGGATAACTAAGTTCTTGTGCATCTTGAAATAACCAATCAAGAACACTAGCATCTTTAAGTATATAATTAGTTATATCAGAAAGTCCTTTATCAAAGTTAGGATTAGTACTAAGAGGTTTGAATATATTTTCTGCAATAATTTCAAATCCTTGTTTTAATTTAGGATTGTTCTTAATATTGTTAATAGTTTCTTGAATACCTTTAATATTACGTCTTGTAGCATCGTCTACATTATCAGTAGCTATTTCATTTATTAACGGGAATGAATTACCAAATGTACTAGCTTGTAATATCAGACTTATATATTCATTACGTAATCCTTCATTGTTAGTAATAGCATTAATAGTATAATCTGAAACTATATCATGTACTGTACCTTCTTCGTCAACTATAAAATTATTAAGTTTACGTTCAAGTTCATGAGCTTTAGTAATGTAAAACTCTGCTGAACGTTTAATAGTATCTTGTTTACGTTCTTCTATACTAGCAATACGTTGTTCTTCTACTCCATAATTAAGAATATCTTGATATGCAATAGAAGCACTTTCATCAGAATTAACTCTAGCTCTAGTTTTAAGGTCTAATACAAATTGTTGAGCCAAATTACCAAGCTTAGATATATTAGTAGTTTCAATATCCATATCAATAGAACTTGCGTGTTCTACATCTTCTATATCTTTTTCTACTTCAATCGTTTCACTTTTGATATAAGGAACAACAGTATAAATATTATCAGTAGATTGTACTCCATTAAGTTTAGCATTAGTTAATCCTTCAAGTTGTTCATCAGTAGATATTTTCTTATTAAGCTTAACTTGTTTACGAGTTATAATATAATCTCTAAGATTACCATCATTATCCATTATAGTTTGAACAGCTCCTATATTCTTAGTACCAAATGCTTGTCTAAGAGTTTGACTTCCATTCCAAATCCAATAAACTTTAGTTCCAGGATTAGCAAACTTATCGTTTATACTACGAATAAAGTTTCTAACTGAAGCATCTTGTTCAGCAATAGTAGCAATAAAGTTTTTATCAGTAGGAACTATTATTTCTTTATCAATAGTAGGTTTTTTATATCTATAAGGTTCTATTCCTTCTTTAGTAAATAGTTCATTCTTTTCTTCTGCAAGACGGGAGAATGGAGCTTGTTGTTCTTGACTAAGATTAATTATAGCTTCATAATATCTACTAGAAGGATATTTATTATTTATAGGATTAGAACTAAATTCTCCATGTTCATTCTCTTCAAGATTGTTTAATGGAATAAGATATACTTGTTTATTATTACCTTCTTCATATAAACCAACTCTATATAAAGTAGAAACTTTTCTATTAACTATATTAATATAATTAGTAGAAATAACTGTTTTAGTTCTACCATGTTTATCAGTAACATCCTTAACTATTCCTATCTCTTTAGCAAGTTCTGTATTTTTAACAGTGCCAAGATTAAAATAATACATCTTCTGACTATTAGGAAGATATGTAAGACTAGCTTTATTTTTATTATATCTTATTCTATAAGTAGGAATTTGTGGTATATTAGAATGACTACGAATATAATCTTCATATATATTACTAGCAGCAAGTTCTTTATCATTTACAGAATTAACACCAAATCTGATACTATCAATAATTCCAGTACCTCCGTCTTCACGAGAAGTATATAAAGCGCTATTCTTAATAACTTTACTAACATTTCCTCTACGGAACTGATAACCTTCTACAACAAAAGCATATTTAATAATGTCAATAGTAGTCAGTCTAATAATAGGATTAGTATTATTGAATGCTGCATCGAACATTTTGTATATACTCTCCATGTCCTGTTGTTGGTCGTTAAAACGGATTATTTGGCTACTTATTCCGCGTGTACGGAACTCAAATCCGTTAAACAGGTTGACGTTCAGTTCAGAAAAGATAGTTCGTTGTGAGCCAAGCAAATGGCTTTGTACGAAGTGTACCTTTTGAGCCGGAGTAAGTTTAGAGAAAGCATTAACTTCTTCTTGTGTAGGATTCGCAACATTATCTATATTAATATTATAGTTAATATCGTATCCAAATCCATAGATTCTCCTTGTCTCATCCTCTACGGGGGAAAAGCCCTGCTCCAATGTTCTATTAATAGTATCAATATCTATTTCTATAATACCATTTTTACCAAGATATATAGGAGAACTTATAACTTCAGAATATCCTTTATACATATATTCAAGAACATACTTCTTAAAATCATTATAAAGTTTCTCATTAACACTTCCACTAATATAATTCTGAATACTATTAATAGCATTAACAAAACTATGAGATTCAGTTTCAAATAAACCTTTATTAATAAGAATACTAGGAACTGTACTATATCTCATAAATGCATCTAATGCAGGATAAGCACTAGGTTTATCAGTTTCTGCTAAATATAATTCTGGCATAAATACTCCTGTTTCAGTAGCTTTGGTAATACCAGGATAAATAGCTTCCAATAACGGTTCTCCATTTACATTAATTCTATTAGCGTCGTCACTATTAATAATAGTTCCTATATCATCAATTACTTTACGTGTACTATATATAGTTTGTTTAGCTCCAAATTTATCAGGATTAAGTACTTTAACATGATTAGCTATAATACGACTATAATCATTAATATAATTAAAGTTAAGTATTGCAGCTAAATCTATCAACATACTTGTTTCATCATATACACCACTATTTTGTGCTGCAAATCGTTCTTCAATAGTTGGAACATCTATTGTAAATACATCAGCATTATCTTTATTATCAAAACTAATAGTACTATTAGGATACATCTTAGCAAACTCTTCTCCATATTGCTGTTGAAGAGCAGTCATAACTTCTGTGATATTATTGTTATCAGTAACTACTTCATTACGTACTTTAACTCCTAAATCATGAGCAATACGTTTAATAGCTGTATGAATAGGATTATAATTACCACGAACAAATACAGATTGAGATTCATAATAAGCCTCAACTATTCTACTAACACCTGGCTGACGAAGCCAAGCCATAGCTGTATAAGCATCACAACCAATATCAAATAAAGTTTTAAATGCGGCAAATGTATATTCATTCTCATTCTTAATAGCTCCTTCTTTTATAGCATCAAGAATATGAGCAGTAGTATGAGAACTTGCAACTGTAATATAATCACCTACTACGTTCTTATTGTTCTTACTATTTCCTATTCGATTATGATAGACTATGCCATCTTTGACAGGAAATGCTTGAGCGGCAATATCAAGATTAATTCTATTACCGTATCTTACTCTAATAGGAACACTAAGTTCAGCTTTAGCAACATTGAATACAGAGTTACCTGTATCACGAGCAACACTAAATGCTTTCAATGTAGCACCGCCCATAGCATTTCTATGGAATTGAATTTGGTCAAAAAGATTATAAACGTTTCTTTGTTTAGCACCAATAGCATCAAGTTTATCAAGAGCTTTATTTGCAGAAGTAATATCATCAAAGTTACTACGAGCAAGGTTTTCTTCAAGACTTGATTTATCATTCATAATAGCAATCATGCTATCGACTATACGATTGTTTCGAGCACGACGGTTATTTTGGTCTTCAATAGGAAGCTGTTTAAATTCTTCATAAGTAGGTAAGCCAAAAGCAGCAGCACGTTCATTAATAATATCTTCGAATTTATCTCTTGATAATTCTTTAATATCATCTATTGTAAGACTATTAGCATTATCGTTAATTCGTCTGAACATATCTCTTTGTTCAGCAATAACGTCAGCTATTCTACTATACTTATCGTAGAATTGTGTAAACGCTTGATTATCTCCATATAGTCTACTATAAGTAGGCATAATAGAAAGAAGTCCATTAACTCTATCAGCAAACTTTAATTCTTTATTACGAAGAAAACTATCAACAATAGGTTTAAATTCATCAGGTAATTCATGATAAGTATCATCCTCATCGAGAAGTTCTTTTACTCTCTTTTCAAGATAATCCTCTAAATCTTTATTATTCTTACGAATAAGTTCAAAGTATTTATCTTTAATAGATTGTTTAGTATCTCTATCTACTTGAAGTATATCTCGTGTTATACGTTCTTTATCAGAATTTCTAAGAACATAAGATACATATCTTCCATAAGTAGCAGCTTCAGTAGTACTATCGCTAAATTCTACTTTATGAATACGACCATCTTTACCAAGATAAGTCTCATAAGCAATACCATAAATAGAGTCAACGTCAAAGTCAGAACCAGTTTGTGTTACCCATTCATCGGGAACTACAATAGTACTTCCCATCCATTCAGGTAGAAAACCTACAACTTTCATAACAGCCATAGATTGTTTACCTTCTGTTGGAATGCGATAGCCAATACATTTAAGAACTTCTTCATCAATATCTTCAATACGAATCTCTTTAATAAGATTACCATTTTCATCATATTGATTGAACATAGCTTTTGCCCATTTAGGTAGAAGTATTTCTACTTCTGAACCATTTTTATGATAGCTAAGTTCAACACGTTCACCAGTATCAGTTTCAATAGTTTCTCCAGCTTTAAGTTGTTTACTCTTTTTAATAAGTCCATCAAGTCCAACACTAGTTACCTGTGCTCCATGCCATCCAGGAAGTTTTTGTCTTGTAATAAATTTATTAAATTGACTTTGAGCAATACTTTCAATCTTACTTGAAACTATATTCATATAACTAGGCATAACAGGTCCTGCATTTTCATTCTTAACAGTAAGATATTCAATAGTATTACTATCAAGCCCAAGACGAGCAGCTTCTATTAATGCTAGTTTATAAATACGAGTATAGTCAACTTTACCGTTATTATCTCCTATAATATGATAGTTTTTATCAAACTTAATACCGTATTTATCCATAAGACTATTAAAGTCTTCACGAATATTAGCAACATAAGCTTTAATAAAATTATTCTTATGACTAGCAACAGCAGCTTGACTATTATCAAGTATTTTTTTCATTACTTGAATACCTGCTTTATTCTGAGCGTCAACCATATGTTGTGGAACATCTTGCTGTTTATAAAGATACATATAACTAAATGGTTGTTTAACTTCTTTAGCTTTTTCTTTAAATACTGCAAGATTTTCAGGAGTTACAATTCCTTCATTATCCCAATAAGTAAGAACGTCATAATTAGCGGCTTTACTTGTTTCTTGAGTATTAACTTGGTCAATATCATTTTCTATCATGAAATTAGCAAGTTCTCCCAAACTTGTTCCTTCAAGAAACTTAGGTACAAGAACAAACTCTGCATTCTTTATCTGACGTGGAAGATGTCTACCAAAACGTTTATTATAATAATGGTCATAGTAAAAGTTCTTCATTACTTGTATAAATCCTTGTAATTCATTAGGATTAATTTGATTAACGTCAGTAGTATTATCTGTTAGTTGTTCAATCAATCTAGCATATTTAGGATATTCTCCTAATATCTTCAATCGACGAGCAGCTTCATATATTGTAATATAAGATTGAGCATCATTAATAGTAGTAGTTGTAGCACTACTTTCTCCTTCACGTTCAGCAGGAACATAACCAAAACCTTCTGCAATTTCTTCTGCTTTAGCTTTATCTGTTCCAGCAGCTATAAGTTTATCATAAAGTATATTACGATTACTGCTAGGTCTAATACTATTCTTAACAGTAATAGCATTCCAACCAGTTCTAAGTGTTACAGGTTTACCATTAGGTAAAGTTAATACTTTATTTCCATTCATAAGTTGAGAACCTGCTATCTCATTAACTGATTGAGTAAATGGACTATCAACTCCTTGTGTAGATTTATAATTAGTTATAGAATAACTTGTTCCACCAGCTTGACTTTCTTTAGCACGTTTAAGAAATGTTTGAGGATCTTTATAATACTTACTATTTCCTTCAAATAAATCATCAAAATTAGCAAAATGAATATAAGCATTAAGACCGTATTCTATAATTTCATTATCACTAATACCTTCAAGGAATGAACCAAATTTATTATGAGTTTCATTTACAAAGTAAGTTTGATAAGCATCAATCCATTTAGTAACTAATTGTTCAAGTTCCGATTCAACTCTTTCACTAAAACTGATAGTTGCAGACGCATTTGACGATTCTGAATATCCTGATAGATTAATTTCCCCCGTAGAGGATGAGGAGGACACTAATCTCTCAAGCTCTTCACCAATATTATAACCAACACTACTATCAAGTTTAGTAAATTTAAAAGCGTTACCTGTTAGTTTATTACCATCATAAACTCCTTTTTTAGGATTATAATGAAACCATTCAACAAGATGTTCTTTATCATTATGTTTTATATCTTCAAGAGCTTTATAATAATCGAATATTTCTCCTTTAACGATATTCATAAACCCATTAAATAACGGATGCTTCTTATTTATAGAACGAGCTTCTGGATGATTAATTTTAAATTCTTCTCTAGCAATAGATTCTATTTCATTTGCATAAGCAGGTATATAATCACTAAATGCAGCTTGTCCATCATATTTAGGATTAGTTAAATAGTAATTCCCTTTACCGTCATCAGTAAATACTCCGCTAAAATAATGATATTGCCATCCGTCTTTTGGGTCGCTAATAACATAAGCAATTCTTTGTTCTGTATTTACTTGTGCGTTTATACTAAGTAGTTTACCAGGACTTGTTTTAATAGATTCAGGAATATTAATAACAAGATTAATAATTTCTTCTACTGTAGCAGCTTGTGCATTAAGTTTAGTAAGTTGCTCATTAGCAATATCTATATCGGCTACTTTGATAAATTCTTTTTTTCTATCTTTTACATAAGTATTCATAGCTTTAGTATCATATTGCCATAAATCATAAGCATGATACTTAGGCATACTTATTGCAAAATTCTTAGGAGCGTCTGACGGTATTCTCATCAAAAATGGAGCAGTTTCTATTTCTTGTCCATTAGCTGTTATAGTATTATATTTCTTATAAGTTTGAAGTTTCTTATGATAAGCATAAAGTCCTACAAGATAATAATCTCCATCAGACATTTTAGTATAGTCTGCATTAGTTCCTGATTGTTGATTACTAACTCCATTAAGTAAATAAGGAGATATAATCTTTTCTGCATAAGGACTAAGTTCGTAATCTCCATTAGGTTTTTGTCTAAATAAACCTACTATACCTTGTTCCGGATTATCAATAAGAATATTACTATAAGCATATTCCGTAGAACGAAGTTTCTCTTTAACCCAATTATTAAGAACTTCTCTATCTCCACATATTTTAGCAATATTAGTAATAAAGTTATTATATATAACATCACTATTAAGATTACCTGCTGTATTTCTAGAATTAAGTTCAGCTTTAGATAAAGTATAAGGTTCAATAGCTAATGCTATATTACCTAATGCTTCTTCTGAACCAACAAGATATTCTCCATCAAATTTAGGGAGTTCAAGTTCTACATATTTAGCATTAGGAACTTGTGCGGCAATAGCTTGACGATAAGCATTTAATCTTTTTCTATTTTCTGTTTGTACTTCTCTATATTTTAAATCTCTACTTTCTTTTTCAGCAAGACTTTTCTTAGCAGCACTATTTACTTTTTGAGCATAACTTAATAATCTATATAGATTATCTTTTTTATGAGTTTCTGAATCTCTATTATGACGTTCTATATAATTATCAATAGCTAAATCATTCATACTTGGAAAATATGTTTTGTATATATCTTTAAGTTCCATAACTAATGAATCAAATTTAATAGCATTTTCTTCACTAGCTTTCTGAGAAACATTAGAACGTCTAGCTAATTTAATTTTAGAAGTCTTAGTAGTATCTCCTAATTTCTTAATCTTTTCTTCTAATTCATCTAACAATCCTTCTATATAAATATTATCATTCTGTATAGAACTACCTTTTAAATCATTTCTAAGATTAAAGTATAGTTTACGTACAGGATTATTAGAAGTATTACTTTGAATAGATTTAATAGTACCAAAACCATCAATGCTTATTTCAAGTTTATCAATAGTAAACTTATTTAAATCAGTATATATTTTATTAGCAAAATCAGGTTTAGCTCTCATATCATCTGCTAATTTAATAAAAGAAGCAAATTCTCTTTTATTATTAGCCACAGCTTCTATAGCATCTATAAAATCATTTATAGATTTAAAACCTCCAAGATTACCTATAATATTAGATAATTCAATAACACATTCTTGATATGTATGACAAGTAGGAACTCCAAGAGGATTACTACGGTCTACATCATAAGCACCATTTTCATGTTTCTGAGTACTATTAAGTCTTTGTAATCCATTAAAGTATTGTCTTACATCGTTGCTTACGTGTTCTGTATAATTAGAAATATTAGAACCAAAATCCCATTGTTTAGTACTAAGGTCTACTTCATCGGATTGTTCTACATCAGATATAATATCTTCATTATTATCTGACATAAGACTTATTTTAAAAGCTTCATCTGCAAAGTCAGTATTACGTCCTAAAGAAGCTATTTTACTATTACAGAATACATCATTCCAAAAATCTGGGTCACCAAGAGCACTTTGAACTAAATCTTTAAAATTACGTTCTTGGTCAGTTCCATTCTCTTCAATAGCATAATAGGCAGCTTCGATATTATTTATATCAAAACTGCCATACTGATTAGCTTTAGCTATAAGTTGTTTTTTAAGAGCATTCTTAGTAGTAGCTATAAGACTAGTAATATAATTATCTTTAGGCTTATTATTAGAAGCACTAAGTCTATAATCAATATTACTAATAATATCAGCACAATATTGTGTTGCAGTATCAAACGCAGCTTGACTACGAAAAGCATACATTCCACTATTAGCATTTACTTTAGAAGTGTTATTAACATTAAAGAAGTTTCTATTACGATAATCTTTAATAAGTCTACGAAGAGTATTCTTATTAATACTTTCAAGATTATCCGTATTAGCAACTGAATCTTCTCTACAAAACTGAAGGAATCCATCAGTCTTTAATAGAGTTCCAAGTCTATAACAATTAGCAGCATTGTTATATTCTAGTTCCTTAACTATATCATTTACTTTAGGAACTTCATGAAATACAATAGAACATCCGTCCATATAATTATCTTTATGAGAACGTCCGACAGATGAACGATTTTAAGGCTCTCTGCCGAACTTTCTCGGTTAAGTCTTTACTCTTTTATTTGCAATAAATTTGCGTGTCACCAGCAGCCAAAGAACTATCAAATTCAGTGCGTTCAGCCATCGAAAGTCCGGCACGAACGGAAGCCATATTTGGAACTATAATATCTTCACCTGCAATATCTATTGAACTAAACATATCACTAATATCTACATCAAGTCCCATAGTATCATCTGCTTGTTGAGATGCTTCAGCGGCTGTAATATCTTGTTCATTAATAATAGTTTCTATTGACTGAGTAGGTTCTTCTACTTGTTTATCAACATTATCTTGAATAAGTTTTTCTTCAACACTTTTTATATCTTTGAACTTCTTACCGAACGCTCTAAGTTCTTGAGCTAATAGAGTATTATCTTTAATCTTATTGAATCCAAATAATTCTCTAATAAGTTCTATAACTTTTTGCCATAGATTTGGTCGTTTAACATCAGCAGATACTTCTTTTGTACTACTAATATTATTAAGAGCTTCGTTAAGAACATTATTTGTAAGACTTTCAACAATAAACTCTTCAAGCATATAGTTATAATCTTGATTAGGAAAACTAGCTGGGTCAACTACTTTACGAAGTTGAGCTATATAATTATCTTTATCGTATAGATTATCTTGTATATGTTTGGCAAATTCAGGATAAGCATCAGGATTATTAAGAGCATCAATAAATCTATCACGAATAGTAGTCATTTCATCTATAAAAGATTGTGATTGCATGATACCATTATCATATATACGTTTATGAAGTTGTTCATGAACTAAAGTTCTAACAGCTTTATATTGACTACCTCTAGCTAAATCGAAATATGATTTTAATAAAGTAACTTTACCTGTACCTGTATTATAAACAGCAAAATCAGTTTCATTACCGTCGGTAACAATATCTACATTAGCAGGTATTAATTCTTCTAGAATAATTCTACTAGCAGAATCTGCAAAATTAGGTGCAATAGCTTTTATTAAAGATTTTGTATTAACATCTTGTTGATTTCCACGTTGTTCAATAGCAGTAATAGATGATTGTCTAGCTGTCTCCTCATCCTCTACGGGGCGCAGCACTTCGTATTCTATCCGCACCTTTTGTTTAGCGGAATTATCTTTAGGATTTGGTCTGAAGTTACTTTCTACATTACCAATCTTAGTTTTACCTAATCTTATTTTACCAACATTATTTTTAATAATATAATCTAAATAGTTCTCATAAGTAATAGAAGTATCTCCAAATGTTATAGTTAATTGACCATTATCTTCATGTTTAACATAACGATTTTTATCTCTATTCATTGGAATATCATAACTCATACTATATGTAGAACCTGTAAGAAGTTTATCAATAATATCTGTTAATTCTGTTTCTAATGAACCTCCCCAACCAGTTCTTCCAAGTCCAGCACCGCTTGTCATAGTTGGATTAAGTGTAATACCTGTTCCTTCTTCTGTACTATTATTTTTATATTTAAATATAGTAAGCATTGGAATATTACTACCAGCCGGAGCTATAATAATACGATTATTATATTCTATACAATTAACTCCATTAACAAAATTCTTAACTCCGAATATATCCATCAATCTATTTCTAAGTTCTTCAAACGATATATTATTCATTTGTCGTTCTTTAATAGAATTGATGATTTCGTTTCTAATAGCAGTCCCTAATTGAGTAGTACTATCAAATCCTTGTGGAATCACTTTAGCATAAAAAGGTTCATTAGTTCCATTAGGTACAATAACTAATAAGTTAGTATTATTAAAGCCAGCTTTGACTCTTACAGTTCCATTAACTGTATCTCTAATTTCTCCATCAGCGGCTACTATACCTAAATGAATATCATTATAATTAAATCCTACAATAGCTTTATTAATAGCTTGAGGTTCAGCATTTATATCAAATATCGCTTCTCCTCTACTAACATATTTAACAGTAACTTTAGCATTATCTATATTATTATCAATATTATCAATCATCTTATAGTTATTATATTGTTTAGCAATAAATTCACCATAAGATATATAATTATCATTAAGGTTATCACTTACTTTATAAAGATATATATTACCTATATTACGAAGTAATTTTGTACCTACTTCATTATTCTTATTTTTATTTTTAAGTAAAGGTAATAATAAATCTGATAAAGGGTTATTCCATAGATTATTAATATTTTCATCAGTAAGTTTATTAAGTCTTGCTTTATAAATAAGGTCTATAAATTGCTTAGCTTCATCGCTAATTTCTCCGTTTTCTGGATTTAATCTATCAAACAATTCATCTAGACTACTACTATATCCATCTTCTGTATATTTTATTTCATAAGACCAAAACTCATTACTAAATACATATCCATCATTATCAGAAGTCTTTCGCATCTTCTTATTAAATCCTATTTTTACAGGAATATCAACTCCTCCATAATTAACTGTTGACCAAAACGAAATACCTTTAGGTTCGTGTCTAACTTCTAGTTCTTGACCAACTTGTAAAGCAGCTAAAGCTTCTTCTCCTTGTTTATTCTCTGTATAGATACCTATATTATTATCTAATTCGGGGTCTTCACGTTCTTGGTCTTGAACTAATTCCATTAGTTTTTCTCTGTCTAAAGTTAAATCTCTAGGAGAAATATTAATAAGATTCTTATCAGTTCCTAATAGAAGATATGCTCTTAATTCATCATATAACTTATTAACAGTCTCAAATGTAGCATTACTTTCCTTAATTGCAAATCTCATAAGACTTATTATATTAAAATAGTCTTTGCCATTCACCGATAGAATATTATTGTTGGCTTTATATATATCTATTAGATTACGAAAGTATTCTGCTTTATCTGATTCTTCATCAGTAACTATCTTTGATATAACAAAATCTATACTACTAGAATGCTCATCAGCATTCATTTCTTGAATACTCTTATATATGTAATTTACACTACTAAGTTCCTTTGGAAGAATATCATCAATTATATTAGCATCGAATCCTTCATTTATAAGTTCGTTTTTAATAGTAGCGTATTGTTCATCATAAGGCATATTAACTAATTCCTCATCAGTATTCTTTAGGAACTTATCTAGTACATAAGCATTTATTTCAGAACCAGCATTAAATTGTTTTTCTTGAATAGCTTCTTGTTGTGCAAGAACAGATTCTATTTCTTTATCAGCAGTATCTTCTTTGGCGTCTCTAACAATTTCTGGGGGTGCTTGTTGAGGTTCCCCCGTAGGGGATGGAGAGATTGCATCATCTTTATCTTGTTTCTGTTCTTCTTCAACAGGAGCTTCTTGTTTAACTTGTGCAACAGGTGGAACTTGTTCTACTGGTTTATTATTAACAGTAGCTACAGGTTGTTGTCCTTTTTGTCTCGCTTTTAATCTAGCGTGTCTACTTATAACATCAGTGATAGGTTCTGACGATTCATCGAACATATTAATATTCTTAACTATATCATCAAGTTCCTTTTTAATATTATCGTTTAGTTCTGCATTTTTATTTCCAGCTAAATAATCAAGAACTGTATCAATATCGTTTGATTCAAAAGCATTATCTAATCGTTTAATATTATCTTGAAGCGCTTCATCTTTAACAGTTCTATATTCGTTTTCTATATATTTAGCTCTATCTCTAATCTGTTGATTAGTTTCAGCAACATCACTATCTATTAGAGTTTTTCTCCGTTCAGCCATACTGCGACCAATAACAGCAGTGGCTATATTTTTATCTATGTTACAAAGTTCTTGAATAGCAGTATTATTTCTGTTTTCATTATATAAAGTATTAAATGCAGTTTCGTCAGCAGCATTAACAGATTTAATAAACGCTTGTTTCTTCTTATTTATTTTACGAGCAATATGGTCATGTTCAAACTTAGTAATATTCTTAGCTTTAAGATTATCATTATTAACTTTAAGTTGTTGATTAAGATAATTAAGTTCTTGAGCAATTCCTTCTAATTGAACAGCTCTATTTAATTCATCAACTCTAGTTTTAGTATTAACATCAGATATATCATTAAGAGATTTATTATATTCATCAGTATATTTATTTATTATATTTTGTTCATTTCTAGAAGCTAATTTATTATATGTATTTTCTTTAGCTATTTGACTAGCTATATTAGCATCTTTAGCATCATTATTTATTGCTTTATTAAGTTCTGTTTCATAAGTCTCAGATACTTCATTCATTTTAGCAATAATATTAGTCATAAATTGTTTAGATTGCCCTTGCTCAATAGCTCCTGATTTGTCCATATATTGAGCTATGTCTTCTGACATAAGGAAATCTTTTAGCAAATCATAATTACCTTTATCAATAGCATTAATAGTTAAATCTGTAATAAGTTTCTCAGTAGTATTTTGTTTTAATGCTTCTTTTTCAGTTTCATTTATTTCTTCATAAACATTATTACCATCAACGTCTTGAACTATATTACCTTCATCATTAATAACAGGACTATTAGGATTGTATCCTTCATTTAATATAGCCATATCATTAATATATTTATCTATAATACTAGCTCTAGTATCTATTTCTGCTTTACGACTTTCTGTTAGAATATCTTTATTTTTAGATATATATTTAGCGTATTGTTTATTAGCAGCACTACCTATACCTTGAAAAGCTACTCCTCCGAGCCATCCCCAAAACGATTGTTCCCACATTTGAGGGTCTTTAAGATAATCAGTATAAGTACGAGATTCATGTGCATCATTAAGCATTTCTCGTCCTTTATCAACTCCTGCTCGTTGTTGTATATATTGCCATCCTTCTTCAAATCCTTCACTTCCTTCACGAACAATATTAAGAAGACTTTCTTTATCAGGAACTCGTAGATATTTCTTAATACCAGTAGGAGCTTGTATTTCTCTACCAACTAATCTAGCAGCAGCTTGTTCATTAGCTTCTCTTAAAGTTCTATTAGTAGCTATATTTCTAGCACCTTTCCAAATATTTCTTAATCCTTTAAGCTGAAACGCGTCTAATAACATAAGCCACATATCGTTCTTAAAAGTATCATCAGCAGATTCTCCTGATACATATTTAGCAATTTCATCATCACTAAGTCCACGAAGTTTAGGATTAGCATTATATAAAGTTTCTCTATCAGATTCTGACATAGAAGCTAATCTTTCTTTAGCTTCATCATAAACTTGTGTATAAGTATCTCTAGCTTCTATATAGTTTTCAGCAACTCTACTAGCAGCGGCAGTTCCCATAATATCACTACCAACTTCTGCCATTTTACCAAAAGTATTTGGTCTACCAAATGGTTTACCTGCTACTTTACCTATACCACGAGCTAATCGTCCAAGACCTGCAATTTTACCTAATTTAGCGACAGCAGTTCCAGGTATTAAAAGACTTAATGTACTAGCTATACTTACAGCATTACCAAGCCACCATCCACTATCACTAAAATCAAAGTTTTCATTAGGGTTTTCTCTATATATTTCAAGTCTTTCACGAATAGCATCTTGCCATTCTGCAAGTTGAGAACTAACAGGATTAGTATAATCATCGTCAGTAACTCCTATAAGTTGTCCAGCTGCATCAACTAAATCACTAAATCCACGAAGAGTACCAAGTACAACTTCAGAACCAACCGCTTGTCCAACGAATCTACCGGTTTGTTCAAGTACTCCTTGATTCTCTGCACGTTCTTTATTAAGTTCTTCTTCAGTATCATAAGGATTAACATAAGTATCATAAGGAGTATATTTATCTACATCATATTGATTAAGATTATATATACCTCTTGCTAATGTACGTCCTAAAACAGAACGTCCCGCATCACTTGTAGAAGTGGCGGGATTGAAATCTGTTATAGTAGGGGGCTGCAATGCCCCCTTTTTAGTCTTAGGATTATAGTCAGGATTTCTTCTAACGTTTCCTTCTTGTGCAAACTTTAGTATATCCATATTATTGTCCCATTATATTGTTAATTAATTGTTGGTAATAATAAGCAATTATATTCTGATTACCAGCAGCTCCTGTAATATTTGCTAAATTAATAGCTGTTTTTTCAGCAATAGCTTCGATTGCTTCTTTTCTAACATTAGCTCCTGTTTGATATAAATTATAAATATCATTCCATTGATAATAAGTATCTCTTAAATCAACAGCAGTTTGAGGAGATACAGAACCTAAAGAACGATTATTAGTTTTATCATAAACATTAAATCCATCACCAGTAGGTATCATAGTTATTTTATCAATATTAGCAAAAGCAGAAGCATTGGTTAGATTAATATTACGTCCAGCAGCTCCATATATATTTATATCTTTCTTAGCTTTAAATGTTGTATCATTATTCCAACTTTCAACTATTGCGCTATCAAATCCTCCAGGAGCATAAAGAGTAATTGGTTCTCTTTTAAGTTTTCCTTCATTATCATAAGTTCCTAATATAGTAATTTGAGGACTCCATTCACCTGTTTTAAAATCTTGAACAGCAACTATTTCTAAATCATTTTCTTTAGCACTTCTAATAATAGCAGTAAGTTCTTTACGGTCTTCACTATCAATAGGTTCAAACATATTATTATCTCCAACTCGTAGAGCACCTGTTTGAGTAAGGTCTATATTACGTATAGCCTTCATAGCTTGGTCTTTAGCTACTTTATATTGATTAGTAAATTCTGATGATTTAATAGCACCTGTTTGTAATTGAAATACTAATTCAGCAGCATTAGGTGTAGGTTCAGTAACAACTTGCTGACCAACTTGAAGTTTTCCACCTTTAAGAAGGTCATCGTTTTTACTTTTAAGTCTATTATCAACAAAATCTATTAAATCTCCAAATACTATTCTATTTTGAGACTTAGCACTACCTACTAACATATTGTCTTGTACGTCTCTACCTGTTACTGGGATTTCATCACCATTAGTTCCTACTTGAACTACATTATTTCCCCAATAAGAATTTACTGTACCTTTTAAATCATTCCATAGAGCTCCAAATATATTAGTATTTTGAGAAATACCTTCTCTTGAAGCTTTAGCAAAACTATATAAACTTCTATTATAATCTCTTGGCAATTCAGCATATTTCTTACCATTTTTAGTACCAAATGTTATACCTAAAGACTTTGCTTTATTTTCACCACCAATAGAAGCTATAAATCCGTCAAACGAATCGTCCGATGTAAAATATTGTCTAATAGCTTGCGAACTACCAAATATATTATTTACAGCTTTGCTATATTGTTTAGCATATTTATTATCTTTAGGTAAATCACTCATACTAATTATAGCATTATAAGCGTCAAATGCTTCTGCTGTATCAGGTTCTTGTCCTTCTTTCAACCCATTAAGATAATCTTGAGCATCGTCTATAATTTCAAGATTACCTAAAGCCCTATATTGTTCCATAGGGTCTTTTATATTATCTTTAATGAGTTGTTTTATATCATTACTAGTCTTACCATCTAGATTAAAATCAAGATTAGGATTAGACGCTTTAAGCAAATCAGCAATACTTTGTTTATTAGTACTAATTTCTGCTTGTGCAGTAGATGGAACAAAATTATCAATTCTTATAGGATTTGTAGTAGTAGTAAGTATATCAGAATAACCAGCTCTATTACTAGCTCCTCCACTTCCAGCAGCAGCTTGTTGTCTAGCTAATGCTAATTGAGCTTTCCAAGCTTCTCCATATGTAGTACTAGAAGTTTGATTATAATAAGTAGCTGCTTTATAAAATGGGTCAATTCTTTTATTAAGATACTCTTCGGGAGTTAAAAGAATACCATCTTTATTAGTTATATCAGGATTATTGCCACCACTCTTATCATATTTCCATTTAGCAATTTTATAATCTTGGTCAAGACTAGCTTTAGCTCCAGGAGTATTTTCAATTACAGCAGCAACAGCAGCAGCTAATTTATCTTTACTAAGTCTTTCCCATTTATTAGTAGCAGATGAATAAATCTCACCTGTAACTGATTTAGTAATATCATTAGTAACTTTACCTTGAGAATCAAGCCATCTAGTTTGACTACCTCCACCAGATTCTTTAGCAGCCCATTGAAGAGCTTTATCTAGTAATTGGCTCATAGGAACTGTACTAACTTCTTGTACAGCAGGATTCCATTTACTACCTCCAATAATATTACCTTTACTATCAGTTATATCTTTATAATTATAAGTATTTTGTTCTTTAAAATAAGCTTTATAATCTTCAGGAATATCAGTACGTTTTTCAAGATTGTCAATATACTTCTTATAATCTTGTTGAGCACGAAGTCTACCAATCATACCAGGATTAGACATTATAGAACCATTTTCACGAATAACATCGTCTAAAGCTCCATAAGCATTTCCATAAGTACTATTATTAGTAATTGCACTCTTTATTTTATTCACTTGTTGTTGTCTCCATTCATCTTCTGCTTCATTCAAATCAAGCTTGGCAAGTTCTGCCTCCACAGCGGAGGCAGTATCTATTGCTTTAAGATGTCCTTGTTCAAGTGTATCATAAGCCTGTCCTAATTTCTCCAAATCAATTGGATTAATAACAGGTCTAAACACAGGATTAAATTCTTCTATAGGCATATTTATCAATATTAAATTGTAACACCTTTATCTCTAAATAATCTCTTATCTGTATTAGGATGTGTAGCATCATAAATACTAAGAGTATTATTATAATTTCTACGATTCTCAATACGACTAAGCATATCTTGAAGTCCAGCATTAATACCACTAAACATATTATTAAGAGAACTAGCTTTTTGTTCTCTAATAGCATTTCTAAATTGAGTAGTACGATTTCTCCAATCATTATAAGCAGCAGTATTTCTACTTCCAACTCTTTGTCTATTTAATCTATCTTGATTAATAAGTTGAGTTTCTATATTTTCTTTTTGACCATAAAGATTATTTTTAGCATATTGTCCAGTATTACGCAATCTTTGTTTTCTTTGAAGAGCTACTCGACTACTAGCTGTATTAGCAGTAATATCGTCCATACTTCTACGAGTATTCTCATTAATCTCGCTTATTTGAGGTCTTATATTAAAATGGGTTTTCATAGCAGCAGGGACTTCATACATAGGTTCACTAGGAGCTTCCATATTATTAAGTGATTTGCGAGTATTTATAGCACTAGCAATACTTCCTCCTATATTACCTGCAAGACCTATAATATCATTAGTATCTAATTTATCAAATAAAGCAAGTCGTTTACGAGGAGATTCAATTACATCAGGAACTCCTGTATTAGTACTAGCTCCTTCAATAGTACGTGGTTCTATTCTAGTAGGAGTTTGAGCACCTCTAGTATTAATACCTTGAATCATTGTGTTTAAATCTACAAATTTAGGTGCAGGTTTAGTTGGTTCAGCAGGTTTAGCAGCAGGCTTAGATTTGCTCTTTCCACTCCCCCTACGGGGGGCTGTTACTTTGGTCTGCTTAGTCGTCGTAGTTGTCTGAACTGGTTGTTCAACTCTAGTACTTCTAGTAGTTATAGTCTTAGGTTTACTTTCTATTTTATCAGGAGTATATTGTGGACGTTCTAGCATATCTCTAAAATCGGTTCTTGCTCCTTTAGCGTCTCTACGAGCAGCAGCTTCAACATCTTTATCAGTTCCTTTACCAATGGGTTTAGCAGCATTACGTCCTGTAACTTTATATTGTTTTCCTTTATATTCGAAAGTATCTCCTATTTTATATTTAGTAGTATCGATTCTAAAGTCATAGTCTTTACCAACGGCGGCTTTTTCCCGTTCCCCCGTAGAGGATGGAGAAATAACTAGACCTGATTTGACATTACCATTAACCGCTACAACTCTACCTCCTACTTTTTTTTTACGATTGAATATTCCTCTACCATATTCAATTATATCATTAAATCCAGCAGAAAGTATATCACCAACTTCATTATTACCACTTTTGCCATAAATAACATCTCCGTTATTATCAATATAACCAATTCTACCTGGTTTGTCATTAATAGGACTTCTACGTTTAACAGGACTTACAGTATTACTTTCTACTCTAACTGTATGTTCTTGAATAGGTTTTGATTTAGAAGGAACATATCTATTAGATTCTAATTGATTAATTAGTCTACTATTAACTCTAGGAGCAGTAACTGTAACTTCAGGAAGATTATTAGAAGTTATGCTACTTCTAGTACTTGTTTGTTGAGTAGATTTTGGTTTTGTAGAACCTGCTAATTGTGTTCCATATTGTTTACCATTCCAAGTAAATTCACTAAGACCTTGTTTTCTAGCAGCAGCAAAAGCACTATTAAATGATTGTCTTTTAGTCTTAGATTTGGTAGTAGGAGTATTATATTTAGCATTAGTTCTTTCAATAGCAGTTCTATTACTTGGAGTAATAGGTAAATTACTATAAGCATCATTCATTGATAATGTAGGTAGATTAAGATTACGTCCTTGATATTGAGGATTATTTCTTATATCTCTAAGAGCTTTAATAGTCTTAGCTTCTTGTCTACCATAATATTCTCCGGCAAGAGTAGGATAATCTTCTCTTATACCTCCCATACGTTTCTTTTTCAAATCTGGATATTTTTTATAAACTTTAGCTTTAACATCAGAACGACCATGAAGTCCAGCAAGACGTAAAGCGTCTACTGCATCTGCTCTAGTAGGTATTGGATAACTTCTTCCACCACCAGCAAAATCTTTTTTATTAACATTAGGATATGGTTTCTTACTTGAACCATAATCTTTATTTCTACTTAATCCTCCCATACGTTTCTTTTTAGTACCATCATCATTAATACCATTTACTTCTTTAAATCTTTCTTGAGCATTAAATACTTTAGCAGGATTAGCGCCACCCATTACAAGTTTAGCAGGACTATTACCATTAAGAATAGGTTGAGCACTAAATACTTTTAAACCATTAGAATCTGTTTGAACAACTTCTCCGTCTTCAACTTCAAGTCCTGTTCTAGGATTCTTACCAATATCTATACCGCCAGCTTCATGTTTTCTACCTGACATATAGTATAGATTACCTTTTATATTAGTGGCACGTCCACCACGAACTATATTAGGTTCATATCTAGTCATAATTATATATTATTATATGAAATAGACAAAACTAGCCATTTTAAAGCTCTCTGTCAAACGATTATCAAAATCAATACTAATTATCACAACCTATATCAAAATCCAACAGCGAGCAAATAAACATAGTCTACGTTAATATTCACTTCCGTTTTTGTCCACCGCAAACCATTCGGCATACTGATTTACGACCACCGTAACGTTTAATTGGTTGTAGAGTTGTAGGAAGATTTAAATCAGAATTAGCATTAATTCCATTAATAGGAATAGGTTTAGTAAGATTATCTTTACGTTGTTCAGCAATACGTTTAGCATTATGTTTTGCTAATCCTTTTCCTATCGTTTGTCCTATTACATTTCCAGTTTGTGCAATTTCTGGACTTTCAGTTACAGCACTAACTATATTAGCAGCTCCACTAATAGCGCTGCCAATAATCTCTCCCACTCCACCAATAGCTTTTTTATTTCTATTTTTATATTTTTTATTTTTAGCAATACCGCCATATCTCATATATTGTTCCATAAAATTATCTTGTATTTCTTCTTGACCTTCAAGTCCAGCATTAAGAGCTTCAATACTTTTATAAGTTTCTTCATTACGTTTAATTGCTTTCTGACGAGCAGCTTCTCGTCTAGCAGCTCTTTTTCTTTTACGTGCTCCTATAATTCCTCCGGCTATACTAGTAGCCGCTCCAATAATAGCACCAATAAAAGCTTTTTTTCTAGGTTTATATTTATTATTTTTCATCATTAATGACATTCTATATTGTTTACGCTTATTCTTTTATCATTACTATAAAATATAAATCTTATAACAAAATATTTACCAACCACAAGCGCATCATTAAGACTTTTTGTAGTTATAAATTTAGTATCAGGATGTAGTTTACCATTACCTCTAATTATAGGATTTTTGGTATCTATGTTAGCAATCTTATTTCTAAACCAATTGAATATCCAACTTCCGTATTTATAATAAGGATGTTTATAATCTTTCATTGTCTTCTTTGGAACACTAATATCTATATAATCACTATAACAGCAATTAGTATAAATAAGAAGTCTAAGTCCACTATAATTATCATCAGTAGCTTTATTAACAGAATATGATATATAATTAAGTACTTTATCTATATTATCATTGTTAAACACAACATCAACAAAAGAACAAGGTTTTCCTTCAATAGTAAGTTCTGTTTTAAATATATTAATATTGTCATCTATAATATTGGTATAATCTCCAAATTTATCTAAATTAAATTTATCAACAGAAGATTCTATAATTTGATTATTAATAAAATAAGAATTGTTCTTAGTATTAAAGCAATCATCATACCAATAACTATGAGTACTTAACCAATATTTACCATTAAAACTATAACTTATAGCAAAATGTTTAGTCTCATTATCAATTTTAGCTTTACCTAAACATATCATTCTTTCATTACGTTCATCGATAGCAAAATTTATATCAATAATATCATGTTTAAATAAGTTCTTAAATCCAGGAGTAATTTCATCAAGATTATTTTCATCAAATCTATAAAGTTTATGAGCATCGCTATCATAAAAAATATAACCATAATTGCTACAAACAAATTGATTAACTTTTTGAATACCAGCATATCCTCTAGTACTAGTAAACATTTCAACATAATCTATATCAAAAGCATCAGGAATTACTAATTGAACATCTTTATCTTCTGTTCTCATACTCGAATCTCTATTGAACACAAACATAGAATGTTCACAATGAGCAATAAGATAACCGCCAACACCAATAATATTTATAATAGCTCCTTTATTTTCAGTTATAATTTTATATTGTTCTGGTCTAAACTTTCTCCATTTATTTTCTACAGATTCGTTAGTTATAACATCACTACGACGAATAACTTTATCATAATGTTCTATAAAATTAGCATAATAATCTTTATCAAAATTAGAAATAAGTTTATCAGCATAATCATAAAAATTAGGTTTAAGTTCATATATATCATTAAGCATAGTATAATATACATGAGTAACTAATTCTGTATATATATGAGCAGTATCAGAATCAGTACCTTTAAAACCATAATATTTAGATATAGGTTTAGATTTAATATTCTTAGCAAAAGTTGGATATAAAGAATAACTATTCATTCTTACTCCAACAGTAGGACAATGTAAAAACTTAGAAGTACTATAATCCTCTTTAGGGAAATCTTCTGTATATACTCTTCCATCGTTTGTTTTAGCAGAAGGATGAACTTCATCATAATTAACTCCCCAATAGTTCATATCAAACACTTGATTACTTACCTTATAATAATCATAGTTATAATTATATCCTTCATAACCATATTCATATTTTTTATTAGGTTCATAATCTACATATTTAATATATCCAAGACTGATAAGTTCTTTATTCTTTCTTAGGTATATATTATCTACTATATTAAGTAATAATCCGAAAGTTAATTGTTTTTTCCATTGATTTATAGTATTATATAACCTAATAGCGTTAGTAGTATTTACAGCTAAAATTCCTTGTCTACCTCTATTATTAGATAAATCATTAGGAGCATATACATTTATAGATTTTATAGAAGATATATAATTAGTTCCAACAGCACGACCATTTCCTGTATCAGTACTATAATAAGAATCATTAAATATTTCATTCCAATTAGTATTAAAGTCTTCTTGTTTTTCTATAAACAATATATTGCCAGATACTTTCTTTACTAAGTCAAATTCGGGATAATAAAGTCTTACTTCACTAATATCCTGCTCATAACCGCCAGCATTAGCATTAAGTCCTCCTGTTAAAGGAGTTACTATACATTCGCCTGTAAGTATAGGTTCTGATTTTTCATAACTTATAAAATAACCTACAAACTCTTCGTACATAGGTATATTATCAAACACAAATTTAAATCCTTTATTATATTGCGTAGTAATATAATTGCCTAAAATGCTACCTCTAAATAGTTTATCTCCGTTAGTATTTTTGTATAAAGCAATACCATTATTGTTATATTCGGGAAATACATTACAAAATCTAACATCAGCTACATCATCAAATACTCTAACTACAGGATGAGCGTCAGTAGTATCTATTGTAGTATATTTAGTAAGCAATTCTGTATATCTTTTCTTTACATCAGCGATTTTAGTATCTTCATTAACTTCATAATTAAGTTCTATAGTAGTCCCATTATCATTAGCTGTTCCTAATTTAATAGTCTTGTTATACGTCATGTTATTAGATATACGAATACCATCTGTATAAGAACCATTAGGATAAACATAATGTATAAATAAATTATAAACAGCATTATTAATAGCTTGTTTAGTAACATCTCCATAAAAATTTAATTCTTCTCCACCACCACTACTATCACTGACTTCATTTATAGGAGCATTATATACGGGGTATGTAACATCTATTGAAGGTTGCGTAATATCTTTAGCATTTACTCTAATATTAAATTTTACATCAGTATAAGGCAATAATACTTCTACACTCATTAAATTATCTGCATCTATAACTTTTAATAAATAAGCAGCGTAATTATCAACATTATCAATTTTTATCGTTTTGTCTTTTACAAAACTTATATATAATTGTCCTACTTGTCCTTCATCAAAAACTGGGTCTGACCAACTTCCTTCACTAATTCTATAAGTAGAACCATCGTCTGTTTTTCTATCATAAGTATTATTAAACCAGTCTTTAAAAGGAATCATTATAGCAAAATCTTTATCTACTTTTATAACATTATCTTCAGTTACTCTATTTCTAAAACCTACTACTTTAGGTTTTACATCAATAATGCTAAATTTATCAGAAGAACCATGATGATAAATAGATAAATTATAAGAAAGATTAGGGTCAAAATCATTTTCATTCGGTTCTCTATCTTCCGTCCATTCATAACTAGTTCCAAAACTCTTATCAAAATCTTCTACTGTTTTATTATAATTAGGTATAGTAACAGGAAGTATACTAATAAGTTCATTAACATTAAAAGTAAATTGTTCTCCACTAGTTGGTATAATAGTTACTTCATCGTCTATATAAGCATATTCTGTACCTTGACTATAACTTCCTTGATTAACAGCTGTAGCACAAAGTTGTAAACGTTTTAAACTACAATTATACATAACTCTTACAGAAGACCTTAAAGATGCGGCATTAGAATAAGAATCTAAATATATAGCGTCTTTATTAGTTGGTTCAGCAGCTCCATCTTTAAGTGTATATTGGTATTTATATTTTCTAGTAGAACCAGGATATTTAGCTTCTAAATATTTATCTATAAAGAAATTAGTATAATAAAGGAACAAATAAGATTTTGATACATAATTATAATCAAGTCTATATCCATTTACAGAACCTGAAATACTAGATTCTACCAATCTAAATATTCCATTATATACAGTTTTAATAGTACCTCCATATACATCGTTAAATTCTGTAGTAAGATATATACGTAAATTTTTAGCTACATCCGGATATTTATTAGCTTCCGTAAATTTAATATTAGGTTCACAAAACCATGATTGAGATACTTCATTGTCTCCTGGTTCAACTTTATAAAGTTCTTCTATAATAAAATCGTTTGAAGTATATACTTTTCCGGCAAGTTTAAAATTATCTTTTCCTAAACTTCCATGACTATACGAAAATTTAGATATTATACCATTATCGCTATTTTGTACAATAAGATAATAAGCATCACGGTATTCTTCAGTCACATAAGGTATTCCTTTTACTTCTTTATCAATATCATATAAAATAGAATTAAATATTATATTAATATCGAACATTAATTGTCCTTTACCAAGAGTTCCTGTAGATACAGTATCATCGCTATAAAACCATTTAATGACTTCTTTATAACTTCCATCACTTAAATATATTTTAGCTCTTAATTTAATTACGTATTTAGAGCCAAATAAAACTTCTGTTACTAATTGACTATCGCCTACAGGAGCATAAGTACTAGCTATACTACTTCGTATATTAATATTATTTCTTATTAGTAAAGGTGACGGTTCATTCTTTAAAGGAACTGCTCTTACTATTATATCACTAACATCTATTTTACTTACAACAGTATTAGGATTTTCTTCTTTATAATTAGCAATATATAATCTATTATTATAGTTACATAGAGTTTTTACATTATAAACATTAAAAAATGTACTAGTTAAATCGTCTAATGTAAAATCTCCACTAGTATCAGTATTACTTATAGTAACTCTTTTATTTTTTATACCATAATCATTAGTATTAAATATTTTTATTTCGCTAGAAGTAGTATTAACTATATATCCTATTTGGTAATGAGTATAAGATAATGTCTTATCATTTATATCAATACCTAATATAATATTCTTACTTATTTTTTCAACATCATTATTAACATTATCTGTAATAGTATAATTACGAGGACTAAATCCTAATCCGCCTCCGTCATTAACATTGTAAACATATCGTTCTACTGTAATATTGTAAGAATCATCAAATAATATAATAGGATAACCAATTTTATACCAAGCAGTATACTGTTCTCCTTTTTTAAATCTTATAAAAAAATTATATACTCCACGATACATATTTGCACCATTAACAGTACTATAATTTATAAGATTAAATTGAGGAATTTCTGGATTAAGAGTATATTTATTATCTGACTCACCTATTACATATTCAGGCTTACTAAGATTTATAATCTTCAAAGGAACATCATGGTCAGAGTTTAATTCTGTAATACTAATAATAAGTTCTTTATTTATATTATAAGTATATGCTCCTATAACATTACCACCTTCCCACTTCCAATTAGTATTAACTTCTATATTTTCTTTAGAACTTTCTTTACATCTAAAAATTCTACTAAAACTAGTAAATATTATAAATTCATCAGAACAAGCTATATATCCTACAACTTTTTCATTAGGATTATCTAGTATAAAATACTTTTCAATAGAATTTTCGTTCAATACTCCATCATTAGTATTATTAGCTACTATATTACTAGCATGAGCTATATCTCCTGTATCTAAAAATTCTATATCAGTATCTATATTAAGTTTTTTGTTTATCTCCATAACGATTGACTTATTTTAAGCCCTCACAGGCGATTATTTTGACTTAATCTGATTAATTATATGATATGAAAATTATCTCTACGCAGAGGTCAGGAAAACCATATCTACGAGCCTCATTTTCATCATTTCGACTACTCGAACTCATTCTCACAGATAAGCCATAAATACCATTAACTGTAACAATATCTATTATATCTTCCATAACAACTTCTCATTTATTTCGGAAAAGTATAATTATAGAAATAACTACGCCAAGCATCACCATCTTTATCTCCTGATTCAGCTTGCCAATCAATAATAACTCCAGCTTTAGCTTTATTCTTTAATTGTTCCCATTGATAATAAGGATTAGTTCCATATTGACTAGCTCCAAGATTAAACACAGGATGTTTCATACCACGACATAACATCTTATACATACAGTAATATCCAATAGCTTCAATTAATATATAATTGTTAGGAATAACAGGAATATCACATTTATAATATTCGCTATATTCAGTCTCAACTTCATTGGATATAATATCTATATATTTAGCATCAAAGTTAATCTCTATTGTATGGTCATCAACGAGGACATAACCTCTATCTTCACTTCCCCTACGGGGGGCGGAATAAAGCTCCTCAACAACAGTTGCTTGTTTTGTAACGTCAGGAGTATTATTATGTATAGCTAAACTTCCATAAGTTTCTTTACCATTATAACCAGTATCAACTATTGACATAGTATTCGACAATTCTAATGACTTGTCGGGCTGTTCCCCCGTAGAGGATGGAGAAGAACATCTACCACATCGAGCCGATATAACACTAACTTCACATCCATTATCATCATATACTTTAAGTCCTTTTGTACTAAATGGACAAGCAGTTCTAGCAATATTATTAATAACTTCTAATCGACGTTTCTTAGGAACTATTCTAAGAACATCTAATTGCCCCATAGCATCTATAGTCCACGATATAACTCTAGGTATCCAATCACTACCATCAGGATTAAAATCGTTGTCTATTTTTGCTATTATGCGCTCCACGCTGATATTTCTTTTGGTCAACATTTCTAATATAATTTAAATAAGCACCTTTATCTACTAAAGTATATAATTTAAGTTTTGTTCTAAGGTCAGCTTTAATACTATATACTTCTTTTTTATCTTTTAATTTAGCAGCATTTTGTTCATGGCTCTTACCTCTAAGTTGTGTACTATAATATTCAGTATGTTCAAAATCAAGATTCTGATGTGCAACATATTGATTATTAACAATATCTATATTATAGAAACTAACATCTTCTTGATAGACAACATATGGAACTCCATCATATTTAAGTCCACGAAGTTTATATATTTCAGCTTCTTCTTTATTATAAGGTTTCTTACCTTCTGCAATAAGTTTTTCTTTAGCAAGAGCTGTTTTTCTATGGTCTATTCGTTTACGTTTATTATCTTTTGGGTCATGAGTCCAACGATTTATCATCAAGTCTCCTAGACCATAACCATAACCATAAGCATAACCTTCTAAACAACATTTATGAACTCCATATTGATAGAATTTAGCAACATAATCTCTATATTGTTTGAATGTAAGTTCTGAACGTTTTTTGGCAAGTCTAATATAAGTATTAAGAGCATTAATCTTTCTAAGTATATTACAGTACTTTACTATTTGCATTAGCATTATACGTTCTTCACCAGCTTTATATTCTTCTAGTTTATCATAAACTTTATTTATAAGAAGTCTTTTAGGATTATATATACCATCTATCCATTCTTGTCCATATTCTACAAGTTTAATTCCTAAATAATTAGCAATATAAGTTATGTTAGAAAGTAAATACTGTTTTAATGAATCTCTCATTTTAACAGCTACATTATGATTTTCTTTAAATCTTTCAATATCACTATTAGCATCTTCTATATACTTTTCATAATAGTGATAGATGTCTATATCTGGAACCATAAGTTATTAACGATTTAATAAATTATCAGTAGGAACTTCGTTAGTCTCTCTAGGAACTTGAAGAAGATTACGTTTAAAGATAATATCTTTTATAGAACCTATCATATCTTCAGGAAGAAGAAATTCATTATCATCAAAATCATCTTCATTATCAACAGTACGTTCTGAATTATCTACTTTACTCTCATTAGTTTCTATTTCAATAATATGAGGTAATTCAAATACAGATTCTACTACAATAGCATTAATAGTTTTAAACCATTCACAAGCATTTTCTTTAGTAAAGAAATATAGATATTCATTTATATAATCATAGCAAGGAATATTACACATACCAACTAAATGAGTATAGAATCTAGCACTAGCTTCTTTAGCAAAAGGAATTTCTATATTATCATAACCAGCAGTACGAATACTTTGAAAAGGTAGATTATTAGTAAGTCTAACAGGACGAGGAAGCTTTTGTTTACTTCGTTTAATAGGACGAATATTATATTCAACACTATTATGAAAATCTCCATCAGGAACATCAATAATACTTATCTTAACTCGTTGTTGCAATCCCTTATCAACATAATGATTATTCTCATAACCATGTCTAATAAGTTCATTACGAGTATGGATAATAGCATATTTAATATTCCGTCTTAATGGAATATTATTAGGTTGCCCAACAGCATGAGCAATTTCAGAAATCAATTGATTAATTGATGCCATAACCAGTAGTAACTTTAGTATTAATATCTATATCGACAAATATAACTCTTTAATCATTACATCAAAGACTTTCACGAAAATTTATAATTGATTAAAATGAAGAAAGCGGTAGCCCGTTATCACAACGAACTACCGCTTCTCCTTTTGTATGAAAACCTTTGTCAAATGTTCTTGAAATAATTCCATACTTTGCCGCTACCAGCGTCTTCATCTTCAAACCAGAAGTTAATCGCAGAATGAATTATCTTTTCATCTAATTGTTCTTCTGTTAGATTAGGAAACCATTGTTTATACATACGAATATAATCATGATATTGAGCGTTAACTGCAACATAAACATCCCAACAAGTTATTTCACGATTAATATTACGAACGTGTTTATCATAAATAGCTTTAGCATCTTCAACAGTAAATATTTGTCCACGACAAACTACTCCGTTAGCTTTAGTATGATACATATTACTAACTTGATACATAGCATATGTTTCATCAAAATGTTCACCTTTTACACATTCATGAAACTCTTTCATTGCATTCCAAAATGTATCTTTATCATGAGCTTCTACATGGTCAAATACTTTATGAAAACCTGCAATACCTTTTGCTAGGTCAGCTTGTGGTATAGTATTAATACTATATCCGGCAATTATATCTTTAAAATGATACATATTATTTGGCTATTAAAGTTTCTTTTAAAGTCTTAATATCGTCAGTATCAAATTCTACTACTTTGTTTATAACAGGAATGTTCATACGAACTTTACCATTGCCAATCTCAACTCCTCCAAGAACTTCAGGATATTTCTTAACTTGAGCAACGAGAAGATTATCTACAGTTTCGCTCATAATTCCTTCAACATCAATCATACCATTTTCGTCTTGTACTAATTTTAACAATGAATCTAATTTAGCAAGATTGTTATTAACTGCTCTAGCAATAAATGGACGAGTTATAAGAACTAGAGGATTAGTACTTGACATTTCAGATAGTTTAGTATCTACAAAACTAACTATTTTATCTATAATAACTTTTCTTTCAACCATGACTTATTTTCCGTTTATAGTTTTAATAAATTCAGCATAAGTAAGATTAGGATTAGCTTGTGTCGCTATTTGGAACTTCTTAAATAGTTCTGCTTCTTTATTAGCTTCTTCTATAATCTTATTCTTCTTTTCTTTTATATTCTTTAATTGCTTATCTAGCAATTCTTTTCCACGAGGAGTATTAGCAACTTTACCTTTAACGGAATTGATAAGTTCTTGTTGTATTATAAACTGTAATTCTTGTTCAATACTAACATAAGTTTCATCTTGTGCGAGAATTTGTTTTTGGTCATTAGTCAAAGCAGCAACTTCTTTATCTATTTCAGACCATACATCAACTTGTGGTTGAGGCTTAATAGGTTGTTGTGTAAATTGTTGCTTTAAAGCATTTAGTCGTTCTATTTCTTGACTTATATTATCATAGAATTGTTCGGGCGACGTAACTCTTGACGTTAAAAGTGGGTCGCCTTGTCCTAGATTAAATTGATATTGAGGTGTCATAACTAAAGGAGTTTTAATTGGTTATAAACAATAAGAAGTAGGAGGCGATTCTCCTACTTCTAAATCAATAACAGAATTTACTTATTAAGCAGTTGGTGCAGCAGCAGCTCGAGTACAACCACAAGGGTTATAACTTCCATAACCTGTAACAACAGGAGTATTCGGTAATACAACCTCACCACTAATCATGCGGCAAGTTCTACGCCACAAGTTAAAGTCTGCATGGTCAGCAACTCTCTGAATATCGCACTGGATAAGTTTATCTTGATAAGGACGAGTAGCTTTCAATACAGCAACTTCTGTACGAAGAGCACCAATTTCTCCGGCAAGTTCATCTTTGCTATCACGTGAATATTTGTATAGGTCAAATGCGTCTTGATTATGCTTAGCATTGATTACGTCAAACCCATTACGCATTGCAGAATAAATTCCAAACATTTCTTGATTAATAACCTGTCGGTCATTGAAACGTTGTCCTTGTTCATTATATACGTGCTGCCACATAGCATTAGTCAATGCAACCATATCTTCACATTCTTTACGTTCAAGATATTGTTCATTTGAACTAATAGCTACTTCAGCAGCAGTAGCTCCTCCACAATTCCGACCAAACAAGCCGCAACCATTAAGCCCGCCATTAAGCAACCATAAAGCAGTACCAGCAATACCAAGCCCCAAAGCTGTGCCAGCAACTCCCTTAGAAGCATATTCTTTCTCCTCTTTCTTAGTTCCGTCATTGACTTGAACAAAGCTTTTTCCATCCGTTTCTTCTACGAATCTCATAATCTTCTAGTTTTAAAATTGTTAATAAATCTGTTACTTGTAATCGACTACGAAGCAAAGGTCGGAAACGGACAAAAAGAAAAGGCACACTTACAGAATTAACTGCAAGTATGCCTTATTCAATTAGTTATCTTAAATACTCAATACCAATAAGTACATCATAAGCCTTTTCTACTGCTATATTTCCGTACCTTATTCATGGTAGCTTCATCAAAATCTTTAGGACTCCAACTAAGTTTTTTGAATCCTACTTCTTTATGACCAGGAGGTATTATACCTAGTTTAACATAAGTATCAAAAGTACTAGGACTACAATGTAATATCTTCTCACAAGCATAAGTTTTACTTATTCTTTTAATACCTCTATTAAGTTTAGTAAGGTCATCTATAATAGCATTAAGTTCCTCTTCGGTATGATTACTATTACCTGCGTCTATATTCTTAATAGCTTCTTCAAGTAATCCTCTTAGTAATCTAATCTTTACGTTCATCATTTCTCTTAGTTTCTTTAACATGACTTCTAGCAGCAAGTAATATAAATATTCCAGCTACAACATAATAACTACTAAGTAGTTCAATGTCTGTTACAGGAAGATTAGCATGTATAGCTATATTGGCAATAATACTATTAGCTAAATTAGCTGCTATAATAATTCTATGCCAATTACAAAATCCAAAAGTAATACTACAAATATAACCTAATATGATATAGACTAAAGAACCTCCTATAAGAAAATCTAGAAGATATGTTATGGGTAATAGTATATCAAACGTATATAAAGTATTATTAATAAGCATACCCACTAGTTGTATAGTGGGTATGTACTTAACGGATAAAACGAACAATCTCTTCATCTTATTTCTTAACTGGTCTTTTAGGTCCAGCTGTACCGTTTCCTTTAGTTGGTCTACCTTTAGCCATAACTTTTGTAGTTTAATTTGTTAATTTATATAATCATCTATCTGTTTATAACCAATACCTAACTTTATAAAGATTGGTCTCATTATCCAACTCCAAAAAACAGGAGCAAGAATAGCAGAATTAAGCAATACAATTCCATTATCATAATCTAATATAACATATATAACAGTAACTATTATAATAGATATAAGTAACATTAAACGTTTAGTCCAAGTAGGAACTTTAGCATCACCATTAATATAATCTATAATCTTTATTATTATATATGTTAGTACATTGACTATAAACATATAAGCAAAATCAAAGTTATTAATTATCTTATCAATTACAACATCCAAGTAGTTCATTTTCTAGTGATTTAGAATATTTAACATATGATACTTATAGTAAAATCTAATCATTAAAGCATATCATCTTCTTGTTTCCAATTATCATTTTGAAGCAAGTCTTCAAGTTCTTTACCACTATAAACAGGAAACGGACAAACATATTCAGGAGCTTCTATAGGTTCTCCTGTTTCATCAAGAGTCATAGGAATACTAGCAAGTTGTTCCTCAACTTCTTCTTTAAACAGCGCCTTATAGTTATCCAACTTCATAAGTACTTTACCACCTTTCGGACTTCTACGAGGGGCTAAATGCAATTCTTCAATTCGTTCAGGCAAAGCAGTCTCTAGCTTTGCTACTGTAATTTCTACATAATCAATCATAATTCTTCTTTCTTAAATATTGGGTTAGTTATATCAATTAATTCGTCTCTTTCAAACAGGTTCTTTAGCATATTAATACTTAATTGATTAATAGTCTTGGAGTACAATATTGCTTTATAGAATACAGCTTTTGTATATCTAGGATATTGGTCACTTCCCATAAATATTCTAAGTTGGTTACCATCTATAGCATTATCAGCAGCTATGGCTTCTCCGTTATAACTATTTTTAGTTTGATAAGAAATTAAGTCTGGAAAAACAACTGTAGTATCATGACCAAAGCTTCTAGTTTTTTGACCATTTTCATTAAATTCAAATAAAAAAGCCGAACTACTACCTCCTGTTCCTTTATGAACAAAGCTTTGCATTTTATTAATATCTAGGAATTTCCTTTTTGTTATCCAAGTGTAATCTGTAAGAACAGGCATATTTGCATTCTTTAGATTATCTTCTATGCCGTCTCCTACCAGACCATTCTGGTATTGAGCTATTTGTTCAATGATAATGTTGCAGTCACCAACAAAAGTAGTACCAAGTTGTTGATAGTTTTCAGAAACTAATGACCAATCTACTTCATATACTCCATCTGATTTAACAGTACAAACAATATTGTTAGTAAATCCGAATTGAATACTTTGTCCTTCTTTTAATCCTGTTATTCTATAGTAAGATTTCTTCTTAACGTTTGTTCTACAATAAAATGCATCTATACTAGCTCTATTGGATTTGGTTATATTAATAGTAGTATCATTAACAAGATTATACTCAATATAAGTAGTACCGTTTAATACAACCCAATTCTTAAACAGAGCGGTATCAACTATCTGACTATATCCACTCTCTTCATTAAAAGCAAAGTTATTAGCAATGAGTGCATTTACAGGATTTTTACTAATTTGGTCTATGATAGTAGCTCTATCAACATCAGAGTTGGTTTTACCATAAGCATCCCAATAATATTTAGGTCTCTCTACATAACCTCCTTCAATACCTACAATATCATTAAGTTCTTTGATTTCTTCTTCACTAGATATGTCGGGGAATAGCATAAAATCAAAGAGAGCCATTTGAGCATAAGCTGAACCATTAACAAATAAAGTCCCAATCTTAGGTGAAACCGAATTTACATCAGTCACATCTTCGTTGGCAATAGTTATGTTATGAGTGATATTTGCCAATTGTCTACCCTTAACGGAAGTATTAAGTACTCCATCAATATAGGTTTTACCACTATTACCATCTGAATAGGCGATAGCTTCATTATTGGAATAAATACAAAATGTTGGTAACCATCGGGTAGAATTTCTTTGGTCATAGATAGTACAAGTAGTACCATTATTTAATTTATAATTTACCTTCATCAATACTTGTTTACCACCATGAGCCAAAGTAGGAATGGTAATATGGTCATCCGTTCCATCAAAACAGAATGAGCCTTCGTATTGTCCTAGTTGCTCGATAACAAGATTAGACCAATCTAATGTTAAGTCATTAACTATAAATTCCCACGAACCTGTTGATATTTTCCCTCCAATTGTAACAATTACATTATTGGGAATAGTTATATCAGTATCTTGATGAAATATCAATTCCCCACCAACAGGTATTCCTGTGGCTATAACCTTTATTTCATTAACATAAGTCCCAGTACCTACATATATTATACCTCTATTCGCTTTTAAAGAAACTACTGTAATCTTATTATCAGTACGATTTATTTTATTAGCAGAGGAACTTATATGCCATTTGTTGTCATTAAATGGTTCTATATACCCATTAGCTCCACTCATTCCCGCATAAGCTGAGTTGTTGATTATCCCATGATTACCCTTACCTGTCAAGTCCGGAATGTATCCTAATATCTTGTAGCTGGAGTTTGGAATCCTCAACCTATTAGGTGACAGAATACAGTTCGGCTCATTGGCTTTTAGGTAGGTACGTGCATTATCAAACACCATAGACTTCTCTACCTTTATGATAGTGTTTGGGTAAAGCGTTACACCATTATACCGTGTCTCGGATACAGTATATAACTCCGGTAAAAGGTTGGCACTTTCTACAAAGACTATATCACTGCCTACTTTCAACTTATCTCCCCAAGTGATAGTTTTACCATCTTGTTTTAGATTAATTATTGCTGGATAAGGCTGAACAATATCTTCGTATCTGATGTACTCGTCAATGGTTATGTCTATCTTTTGCTTTGAAGATACTATGAATTTACCTCCATAATAGGTCTTATTCCCGCTTGGAGATAACTCTATATCTACACCATTTATTTTTGCAGTTGCTTCATTTAGACCTCCTACTGAACTATCAGTTGTGGTAAAAATTCGGATGGTTATTTCTGTACCTTCTGGTATATACTGCCCATTAGTAATTATATCACTACCATTATTCATACTAAAAGTAGGAGGAGTAACAACTGGAACATTAATATTTACTTTGGGTCTCCACTCTATCATTCCAGGATACAGCGTACCCAACTTATACCTCTTCAACTGACGCTCTAGCAGGAACTCGGAAAGGGTGTAAGGGAAGAGTAAAAAGGACCAAAGAGCTAGTTTGCTGTATCTATTTTCTTCTCCTAATCTAGCCATATATAATGGATTATTGTCTACTACGTTGCCAGTAATAAGTTGAATTCCATTATTTACATATTTAGATTGATAGCTAATAAATCTTTGTACATCAATTATTCTGTCAGTATTTCCACCGAAACTAAACGCTTGGTTTTTCCAATCAAATCCAAAAGCCCCTTTTGCATAGTTATAACTTCTAGTAGCTACTCCACCATTTGCATTATCAATTAATCCGTCCACTATCTCTCTATCAGCTACTACCGTATAATCCTTGTATATTGGAAGGTTTTCTACTTTACCGTAATCGCTTACACCATCAGATACCAATGCTCCTTCGTAGTCAGGGATTTGCTCAATAGTTATATCACAATCTCCAATTATAGAACCGTCTAATTTAATTATCGTAAATCCATACCATCCAATTACTAAATCGACAGATATTTCATTAACTCCATTTACTAACTCTTTAATAATAGAGTTTTGATTATTAAGAGTACATTTCATATCAGATGTAAGCCCTGATATTTTTAACTTAATATTAAACTTCTTATTAGTTGTAGTTCTATTTTCAAAGAATGCTAGATTTTCACCAATAGATGCCCCTATACGAGTTACGTGAATACTATTGACATTTATTGTACTAACAATACCAGTTTTAGATATTCTCCATGTAGTAAAATCTTCCTCATACTTCGAAATTCCACTACCTAGCTTCTTAGCAAAATTGTACAACTGCATATCATGACCATTTCCGCTAAAGTCTTTTAGATACCAATCAGCAGCAGGAGTATTATTCGTTAATCCTTGTCTTTTTACATCATAGATAACCTGTGGAGTTACATACTTATCTAGTCTAAAATAAGCTATGATTTGGTTTATCTCATCAGTGGTTAGAACTTTGTTGGCTATGAAAGTCCAATAGACGGCTAGTTCACTAAGTTCATGTAATGAATCATTATATTTGTATCCTTGAACAAAATACTTATCAGTAGTATCAATTACACTAGCCCCTTCCGCTATATAATCCTTTTTATCGCCTAATATATTATTTATTAAAGTAGGATTACTAGTAGCATTTAATTGCTTAGAATATCCAAATATGCCTGTTTTACCATAAGCTGTATTTAAATGTCTAGCACAGACATGAGCTACTGATTCACTTCTTATATTATTTATAGAAGTATTTACACCAGCAGATAAGTTTATCTGATGAATCATGCTCACTACTGTACAAATATTACTCCCTCCCAACATCTCCTGTACGGTCTTCTGACTTACTATCATATCATCTTTACCGTCAGTTACTAATGCACCTTCGTATAGGGAGAGTTGTTCTATGATTAGTCCTACATTTGTATCAGTACCAGTAAATCCTCCTCTAAACCCTGTTCCATTTTCAACAGTATTATACGATTTAGGTAATTCTATTAATCCATTAGAATTATTTACTGTAATAGGTTCAAGTAATAAAGTTGTTTCTATTCCATCTTCTTGTCTATACCAATAACGTATAATACCTTTTGTAAAGTTTGAAATCTTAACTTTAAAAGGTTCAATATCTCTTTTAATATCACTATAAGTATATAGTAAATTAAAATCAACCTTTGTGTTCTTAGCTTTATTTCCACCTTTAGAAACCTCAGCATTAGATGAACCCCATGAAGTAAAATCCTCCGGATAACCATTATAACCACTATTTGCTTTATAGGCAAAATTAAGTAGTTCTAAGTCTCCACCTTTATCCTTAATTGTATTCTTAATGATATTACGGGTAGGACTTTCATTTGTATTTTGGTCGAACTTCCAAAGTCCAACTATACTATCACGAACAAGAGGGTCTATATAAGACCCTCCACCTTTATCTCGTACTTGTTTAAAACAAATACCATTTCCTATTCCTATTGCACTTTTAGAACCCATATTGTAATGTATCAGCTGGTGCATTATTAATTTGATTAACTATCTCAACATTCCATCCAGGATATAATACAGTAGTAATAGCTTCTGTTTGTCCGGCAGGTACTATTTCTACTTCAACATTATCTTCTGTAATATTCTTAATAAGAAACGGTTGTTTCTGACCACTAATAGTTATATTAAAATTTCCTGATGGAATAGCTCCTATACGAGCAACTTGAAAGTTGGTAACAAATGTGCCACCACTATATACTTGATTATGTTCCATAATTACTTATTTTATTCTAATATTCAAATTCAAATGTATTACTATAATTATTGTAATCAGTTTTAAACATAAGTCTTATACTTATAGTATGTCTAGAACTTTGTATAGGTTGTATTATAAAATACGGATTAAGTACTAGCCCAACTACATTATAATAAAACCAATAACTAAACTTTTGTTCTAATCTAAATCTTTCTATTACAGTTTGTGTAGTATCATTCTTAAGATAAATCATATTATCTATATTATAATCTCTTCCTTCTAATTTATTAAAATTAATATCATAATATTCTATGTTATCAGTTTTATAAAAATCATAAGGTCTGGTACCATCACCTTTATATATAACTCCTAATCTAATACCCATAAAAACATTACAATTTACATTAATTACTTTAGCAGTAGATATTACTAAATCACTTAAATGAGAATAACTAGTAGTATCAGAACCTTCATATATTATAGGTATTAGTACATCATAATTAGTAAGAGTAGTTGGCGCATCTATTACAATATGATTTCCGCTAACAGGATTTTTAACTACTACTTCTTCATCTTTATTATATATTATTTGATTTACCCAATAGCCATTTTTATTAAATTGATTAAAACCAAATGCTCTATCAGGATTTATAGTTAATGGAGAAATTCCTATACCTATTTTAGAATAAGTACTTTCTTCAGGGTCCGTAGTAGAAGGTTTATTTACAATTGTAGCTAAAAACTTAGCATTATTAAAAGTAGCATTATAATCATTAAGTTTATCTTTAGGTATCTTAATATAATTATAATATTTATTATCTACAAGACTTTTAAATTGAGCATTCCAACTTCTAACCCCTTTTAATATAATTTCTGGAATAATATCCTCAGTACCATCATCAGTAGCAGGAGTATTAGCATTTAGATATAAATTCAAATCTTTTTTGTTAGTACAAACAGCAACATCATATGTTTTACTTTCGTTTACTGAACCTAAACTTGTAACTTCTTTACTAGTAGAATTATCTTTATATATAAATTTAACTAGCATTTCGTCAGTATTAAAGTACGTCTTATTTTTGTATTTATAAGAATAAGCATATCTAAAAGAACTAGCTGCTTTATCTCTATAAACAGTTGCTGTAATAACAATGATATGAATAACCTGTTTACCTCTATAATATATAGGCATAAATTAATCAGTTATAAAATATTTAGTATAAGGGTCAATTTCGGTCAATAGATTATACTGTTGCATGGTTAAGTACTTTTCTTTTAATTCAATCTTATCAAGACTACTATATTTAGTAATAAACAAATTACCTTTAAATTCCATATCAACAGGCTTATATCTATTATTCTTATAATTTATATATTTATACTTATTAAATCTTATTGTAAAATCTAAATAACATTTATACTGCCCATGATTGTTATCACTATGATTAAATTCAAATTTAAGATTATAATAACAACGTCTTATAATACTTTCCGTATCAGAACTTTCTACTGTATCCTCATAAAGTTTTGCAGAATATAGATTATCAAATATATCTACAAAACTATTATCTTTAGGGTCAGTAATACATTTAACTATATATGTTCTTATATTCTTAATAGTTTCCAATGTAAATTCTTCATTAGAATCCTTTGTATAATTATCTATATTAATAAGTTTAAAAATAAATGTTTCAGCATCTTGTGTAAGAACTTCATCAATCCTAGTAAATTCTGATACAGTACCACCCATAACATTATCTGTAAACCATTCAGTAATAGAATTTTTAAATTCAAAAATACCGGTATAATCTGCATCATCAGTAATTTCTATTTCTTGTACTTTAGTTTTAGGATAATGTCCTAAGTATCCATAAACGTATTTATTTCCGTCACTGTCGAATAATTGTTCATCATCACCTTTAAATATAGGTATTCCCCCATTCATTTGTACAACAGAACCAACAGGTTTGCGGTCGATAGGAACATCGACAGGTAATATAGTATATACATACCAAAGATTGTTATATCCTCCTGTTATACTATATACCTTAATAGTCCCATCATAAAAAGGTATTTGAAATGTAATTTTGCTAGGGTTCTTTCCATCTCTAGTAACCCATACTTGATAATAACCACAATTATTAGTACTACCACTAGAACTAGTCCCACTATCATAGAAATAAAATTTGGTACGCATAGACGTATTAAATTTACTTCTAATTTTACTTAGTTCTTCATCTTCTTTTCTAGTACAAGCTTTACCGTCAGTAATAAAATTAAAATTCAATTCAGTACTTGGTATAAGATATTCATCATTTTCGGTAATACTAAATACTTTTTCTTTAGTAAAAGCTCGAAGTTTATCTTCATCTTTATTATATATTATTTTGCCTAATGCTGCTTGTCTCTTCCAAGAAGTACCTTCTATTTGTTGTATATCAGAATTTCCAAGATTAAATTGACCGTCAAAAATAAGATTAGGTTCTTCATTAAAAGTATTATCTGCAAGGAACTTAACTAAGTCATAATGTCCTATAATTTTATATGGTTCGATAACATTAAACACAAATCCTGTCATAGTTCCACCAGCAAATAATAATCCACTTTTAGCTCCAACATTAATACTATCTTTATTAGTAGCAACAAAATCATACTTAACTACGCATAATATATTAGGCTTTTTCAAAACTTCAATAGAAACATCATCTAATTCTAAATCATCGGCATTTATATCTTTTGGTCTTAGAATATAAAGATTATTTCCTGGAATAGTTTTACCGTCACCTAATTGAAGTTTTTTATTAACAGTGATAATATCTAATCCATCAGGATTATTAGTTACACTAGCAATTTCATTTGTTACAAGATTAATATCTCCTCCGGTTAATGTAATCCAATTATCAACATTACAAAATTCTTCATCAGTTACTTTATTAGAATTATATACAAAAGTAGCAGCTTTTGCAGATTCTTCTTGTACAATATAAGTAACTTGTCGTCCTTTAGTTCTAAGAACTTCAGGAACTACTTTCATTGTTGTAGCAAAATCTTTATTAAACTCTACATAAATAGTATTATAACTAGCTAATATATCGTCGAGATTTCTATTTCCATTTTCATCAATAATAGCTTGTATATAAGTAATAGGATAGACTGTATACTTTTCTCCTGTAGCTTCATCTATCTTAATTAGTTTTCTTATCTTATCTTTAGATTCCATATTATAATTATATATTATATAAGTTCTTCATCTTCATAAACTCTATTAAGAGAATTTGGTTCAGCATTATATTGTTTAGCAGTTTCTGGATTCATCTTAAATATAAGTTTATTAGTCGATTTATCTCTATTAACAAAAGCTTCATATTCATTATGTTCTCCAACTTTGACAATTATGTTAGGTTCTTCTTTTGCTGTTCCCCCGTAGAGGATGTGAAGTTGTCCTTCTATATAATCCATCAATAACTTTGCTTCTTTCTCTCTACCAAGCTTATAACAAGCAACTGCACTATTAAACATAGTAAAACAATCAATAAGTCTCTTGTTAGAATCCTTACAATTAGACTTACAATCTTTCAACATATCAATTCCTAAATCAGCCATAGCTAAAAGTAGTTTATGATATACAAAAGCATATTGTGCAGGTATTAAACAATAAAGCCAGTCTACGTCTACTTCTACATTTTCAGCAGCTTCGACATAAACTGGTGTAATACTATTAGGCTGGTTAGTAAGACCATTCCTAGATTTATTCTGTATAAGTTCTTCTTCCATGATTATGTATTAAGAAGGTTAGTAATATTATAATAAATAACATCAAGATTAGCTATTTGTTCATTACTATATATTTCTATTTTATCATAACAATTAAATAGATACATAGTCATAGCGCTAATAACATCTTTATATTCAGGAATTACAAATCCATTATCATTAAGCTTAACTTTATTAATACTAGCAGCGATTTGTTTTTCAATAAGACTATCTCGTTGAAGTCTTTTCATCGTTATATCATTTCGTCTATTCATATCATTTATTAAAACATTTATTATAGACGTAAGTAGAATAATCTTCAATTCTTATAGAAAGTTTAATATCCATAGTATTAATCTTATCCAATGTATTAAGACCGTCATTAAATATAATAGATTCTATATCTTCTATAAGTTCTCGTTTCCATTCTTCTTTCATAGCAGTAGATGGACGTTCATCATTAACTTGATATAATGCTAAAGTACTATATACTTTATAATATTCGTTATTAACAAGATGCGATATATTTGATTTTATAATATCAGCTTTAATATCAATATTATTATTAATAATAGTTTCTTTAGCATAATCATAAAGAGCTTTATTAAGAGAAATAAATGAAAGTTCTATTGCTATTCTACATTTCTCTTTATCTTTCTGAATTATCTTAGAAGTTATATTATCAATAAAAGCAGCAGTTCTATCTATACTAGACGTTATATGTTCAAGATTAGAAGCAGTTTTTTCTATAAATTTCTCAGTAGTAGATTTCTTAGCATTATCTATATATTTATATACTAGTATAAATACTGCAACAGTTATCAGAGAACTGATACCTTGATTCAGAGCAATTTCCATTAAATCATTCATGGGCAGAAACAATAAAAGGTTGCTATCAATATTACATAACATAATACTAATAACAACCTTAAATTTATTTACTTAAATATTTAATAGTGATTACACTAAAGCGTCAAGGATTGTTTTAAGTGTAGCAATTGCACCAGCACCAGTAGGATAAGCAATCTGAATAATCTGATGAACAACTTCATCACGAGTCTTCATATCTCTTGGTTCAGCAAAACGAATAGTATATACTGTAAATCCTGTATCAGCTTTGTCAGGTTGCGCCAAAGGATTCAATGGATAAGCCGGATAAAGTCCAGCAAATTCATCGTAAGTATATTCAAATCCTGCATCAGCAGCAGCTTTGTTAGCCATATCTTTAATAGCGGCAGCGTCATTAATTGCAGGAAGTCCAGCAGCGGTAGTTGTTACAGCAAGACCTTGAAGTTTGTCGGCAAGAACAATTGTATAAGGTTGTCCAGCTTTCTTAGCGGTAATTGTAATTTTACCAGCAGTAATATTATCAGATACAGCACTTACTCCACTACCAACAGTATTTGCATTAATATGAGCGGCAATCTTATCAGCTACTGTTTTAGGTGTATCGTTCTTACCAGCATGAATTGTAGAAGTCCATTTGTTACGTTCATTAAACTTAACACCGTTCTTTACAATAATCACTGTATAATCTGAACTAGCTTCTACAGAAGCAATAGTAAAATTAGCTGAGAAAGTAGTTGCAGCAGCATATGTACTTACACTATAAGTCAAATCCTTTCTGTAAAACGGGAATACAATCTGTCCAAGTTCTGCATTAGGATTCTTCCAAGTAATCATTCCTCTGTCTTTAAGTTCACCAGCAGTGTCTGCATCTTTTACAAGAGTTTCAACACCATTAGCTAAATACGAAATACTAACTTGCCCAGCAGTAGTCAAAGGAACTGCGGTAGGATAGGCAGCGTTAGCGGCTAGAATAAAGTTTCTCATAAAGCCTACAAATTTTTAATTAATGATTTAGTTATTGACCTCCGTCAGAACCTTGTTTAGCACCTATACTTTGAAGATAATAATTAACCGCATCTGTAACTATATCTTTATGTAAATATTCAGGCAAGTCACAATTTACACTGTTATCTGGATTATCTTCATCAAGAAAAACTATATTAGGTTTCTTAATATAAGTATAAATAATGTTTCTCGGTTTAGTCGGAGAATCACTTGTTCCTGTGTAAATATCAACAACAAGATTTGTTTTATTACCATTAACCGTTACAACAGGATACCGTTTAGATGGTCTATTACAAACATCGTCAAGCGTATCAAAAAGAGATTCACGTTCTATAAGTCTACAATGCACAACGTCAGTATCAGAATATACACAATCGAATCCGGTATAAAGATAAACATTATTACTATCTATAATAGTAGTATAAGGTTTAAATTTAGTACCATTTCCAACTATATCAGCTTCTTCAACAACACCTTGTGTATAAAGAGTATATAGACCGTTAATCGGACTTACTTTAGCATTATCTCTAGCTACCTTATCGGAAAAGCTCATTCCGACATTCTGACGAAGTATGGAACGAGCTTTCGCATCAATGGCAAAGTTAATGCAAATATCTATGTTATCAGAGAAGATAGCACGGGTTTGTTGAACACCCATTTGCTGTCCAAGTTCTCTGAACGTTATGTGCATCTCCTCTATTGTCATGTTAGATATACTTTAGTTTATTCTTAAACGCAGCTAATACATTTTCGTTTTCGGGATTCTTAGCCCAAGCAATAGCTTCTTTCATATTAGCACCGATAAATTCTCCATCTTGTGTAGTGATGTTCTGATTGAATTGAGAACGTACAAATTCACCACGAGCAATAAGGAGTTCAATAAGAGATTTAATTCTAAGGTCTCTGTCTTTAACAATACTATTAAATTTAACAGGTTCACTAGTACTAAATTTATCCAATTGACTTTCTTTATCCATTCTTTCTGAAAGAAGTGAATTAACAATAGGCAATCCGGCTACAACACAATATTGAATATATACTGCATCGAACATCTCATCATCTCCGATAACTTCGATATAGTTACGTTTAGCATTGTTAATCTCTTGACGAAGTTTCTGTTGACGTTCTTTATCTTTAGCGTCATCTTTCAGATAGAATCTTACAAATGGGTCGCAATTAATAAGCGCAGTATCTTTTGCAATATCTCTATATAAAAGACAATGACGATAAAGAATATAATCAGTAATATTAACGGGACTACCAACAGCATATTGTTCAGACTCAAGATTATTCAAATCATTAATCTTAATAGCAAGAGCAGCTCTAAGGTCTTTAGTAGACTGTTTATTAGCTTTCTTATAAGCCATCTCGATTTCTTCTTCACGAGCCTTAAATGCAAAGTAATCACGTTTATGATTAAATCTGAAAGAACAATCAAAAGTAACTCCAAGTTCATTAACAGGAACTTGTATGTTATTTAAATACTGTTTAAGACGAGTAACAAAATTCTCATTGTTAACAGATATACCAAGCAATTGTGGAAAGTAAGCTTCAACCTCAGCACGATTAGAAGCAAGAACTTGTGAACTACGAATAGAACTACCGATATAATCTCTTTTCTTTGGAAGGACTTTATCGTTTGCTTTACGATATAAAGAATAATTCTGTATCAAAGATACAGTAATACTTCTTTTATATGTAAACGGTTTATCTAATTCTTCTTGCTTTTGTTCTTTACTAGTAAGAACTTTATCAGCTTTAGGTGCTTGGTTATTCTCATCATCCCCTACGGGGGAACTTCCCGTTACTCCGGCAGTATTTGCAGCATTTGCAGCTACTTCTACTTTACTACCTCCAGTTGTACCAAAATCCATATTAATTTCTTTTTAATGATTAATTACAATACACACTCTAACATGAACATCTTCGTGGAGTTATCAACTTGCAAACCACGTGTTCCTTTTACTTCAAAACGACTCATATCAATTTCCGTAGAAATAAAGTTACTATCAGCTACACCCCATGATGCCGGAACATCAGTCATACCCTTAAGTACTTTAGCCTTGTAGATTTGCCCTTTTTGGCGCACCTGTCGAACGTTCGGACGTCCTTTGTAGGACGAGAAGTCGATAAAGCAAGCTTGATGAGAAGGCATAGGATAACCCGTTCTAGGATGAATATATCCGTTCTGTTTTGCGGCTTCTGCAACTGTACCTTTGTCAAAGTACGAACAGTGTTTAGCGGTGATTGTATGACCGTCAACAGTCTTGTATTTACGGAAATAAGCACCGTATTCAAGATTGTCTCCATTACCTTGAATTTCTTTTTCTCCAAGCGGTGTCAAGAATCCGTTTTCTTTCGCATCAAGTTTCATAGCTTCATCGAAATCTTCAAGGAATCCTTTACCACCCATAAGAACGATATTCATACTACCTGTATCTGTATCACGATTCAATACATCTCCGATAGTTCTCTTAATCTTATTTAGCGTCAAATATTCGCCATAAGTATCGTAGTTAGATTCACGACAGATTTCCAACATACCAGCTGTATGAGGAATAGGTTTACCATTATCACGGTCTTTAAGAGTAATAGTTCCATCCGGCATACGGTTATATTGAGAAATCCAAAGAGCTTCTTCTCCCATAACTCTCATGTGGATATTGAATTGGCGCATCTCTTCATTAATCCACAAACGACTTTTACCACCATCTGCACCTTCAAACTCATATTCAGTAATAACGTTAGCTAAGTTACCAGCTATTTCTTTACTATGACGATAAATTTCAAGTTGACTTGTCATCTTACCAGGTCCCATAGTATTAGAACGATTACCCTTAGAATATGATTCAGAAACTGTAGGACGAGTCATTGACCAATACTTACCTTTACTCAACAGTTCAGGGTCAACAAAAGCATTAGGATTAACTCCATCAAGTTTCAGAATATAACCATATCCATAAGCTGATTCTCCTAAGTCTTTCTGAATACGAACAGAAGTCTTACCGTCGGGGGCAATCAAACCATGTTGTTCAATAAACCAATGAGTAGAGAAATGAACTTCAAATTCAGTTCCACCAAGTCCCGGCTTACTAACCGCAGTATTAAAGTATGTTACAAAGTCTGTAAACTTCATACGTCCCATTGTCTTCCAAGTCCACTGAATAGTATCAATATCTTTGACACCAAGAGAACCTTGACCTTCTGTCATAAAAGTCAATGGAAAACGGTCATCGTCCATTCCATAATTATATGTAAGAAAACTGTTAATTTCAACAGGTTTCGTCAACTGTAAATTAGCGATAGATTCTTCGTTAGAATAACCTCTATCATCATAATTTCCAGTACTAATAACACGCATTTTATACATACACGCAACAAAATTTAGTTATTGATTAATAGCCAAAGTCTGTATTACCTCCCTTTGACTTACTAGAGGTTGGCGGTACTATGCGAGCTGTACGTTTGCTATTATCTTTAGCTATAAGTCGAAGCTTTTTAACTTCTTGGTCTTTAATTGCTAAATTAACTAAGTCAGCATAACTACCACCTGTGAATCGAAGATATGCACGAAGTAGTGAATCGTCTCGTCTTTGTTCGGGAGTCATAGCAGCTAAGTCATTATTATAACGACTATTACCATTTTCATCTACTTGATAAACGTAATTAAAAAAGTCATTAGGAGTAGCAGCTATTTTCTTTCCATCTTTATTAATAATAATAGTTTCCGGAATCTCATAACCAGCAATCTTACGATTCTTAATTGTTTCTTGAACTCCTGCCCAATAAGCAGTTTCTTCTTGTTGTTGGCGAATAGCAGCTTCTTTAGCTTCTTGTGCTATTTGTTCTTTATAAGCATTATCTGCGTCTATTAGACCTTGAAGTTCTTCTTGTGCAGTAGAGAACAAAATTCCTTTATCTTTAAGATATTGAATATATTCATCTACATTACCACGTCTATCAAACTCTCTGAAACTTTCACGAATAATAGCTTCTTGTTGTGCTATATTCTTTTCATCAATAGTTATATTACTTCTATCTTTTACTTCTCCAAATCCTTTAAGAGAATTACCATTAGCAACATAATAGTTAAGAACATCTTGTATAATAGGATAAGTTTCAATAAGTCTGTTTACACCAGCTTCTGCAAGCTCATCTTCTCTCTGTTCTATAACCGAATCAATATAAGCAGCAACACCTTCTGGAGTATTGTCAAATTCAATAGGATTACCATCTTCTCCAACAATATCTATACCAAGATGTTCTTTAATAGTATTAATACTCAGTTCTGTATTGTCATTATTATCGACATCAAAACCTTTAATAAATTCCTGTACATCCTTAGCTTCTTTAAAGATATTACCATCTTTATCAACTAAGTTACCATCTTTATCAACGGTATAACTATCGTCTCCTACTTCGATAACCGAACCTTCAACAAGTTCAACATCTCCATCTTGAGAACCAGTATCTTTATTACCGTCTCCATTACCACCATTATTATCTACAGTAGCATTACCTCCATTGTTATTATTATCATCAATGTCTGTAATATTACCATCACCTGTACCAGCAATATCATGTTTGCCGGTATCCAAATCTGTTACTGTATCACTAGCACCACTATTTGCAGTAGTTTGATTACTAGTACTTCCATATCCAAAGTCAGGCATATATCTTTATGTTTATTGGTTAATACATGGCAAATATAATTTCTATTTGTTCCACAACTAATACTTGATTCTCTAGTTCGTCCTATACCTATTTAATTTTTATATCTATTTAATTGCTGCTATCGGTCTGATTCTGATTTGATTTGGTGCTCGACACGCATATAGACCTATAATACTTGCCCACCATAAGACAAAAAATCTTATCGTGAACAATTCATCGAATCTAATCGAAAAGCCCATACAGCTCAATTCTGCGCCCCGTAGAGGATGTGATGAGATGTAAATATAAATGAAAAAGCCTGCTACCACCTTCACAGGCAATAACAGGCATAATAACAACCGAATCACAATCTAATTAAACAACTATATCATTTCTTAGTCTTTGGTTTATCGAATCTATTCTTGTTTTCTTTCGCAACTTTAAGTTTAATATCACTATCATACATTTTAGCAGCAATTTCTTTATCTTTGGCTTGAGCTTCAAGATACATCCTTTCTCGTTCCATACCTATCTTTTGTTGCTCAAGATTATTAGAAGCTTCTTGCATACGTTGTTCAGCAGCAGCTTTAGTAGCATCACTAAGACCATTATCAAAGCTCATAATGTTAGCATTAGCTTTAATCATTTCTATTTCACTATCTAGATATTTCTCTAATTCAAGAGTTTGTCTATCTTGTTCACCTTTAGCTGCAATTTTATCAAGTTCATATTGTTGTAACATTTGTGCATTTTGTGCATCAAGTTGTTTCATTTGTTCTTCATGTTCTTGATTTAATTCAGCTAGTTCATCAAGTTGCTTTTTAATCTCAGCAGAATTTTCTCCTTCAATAGCCGCAGCAGCCATTCTCATATCTCCATTTTGAGCAGCACTAAAAGCTAATTCTCTATATTGTTCAAGTTTCTCTTTTTCTCGTCCAGAGAGTTTACATTTAACAACATAATCAGCAAGTATATGACTATTGACATCAAGAGACATATAGCGAATTTGATTATTATTATCTCTATAAGAAGTATTAAGTCCATCTATCCAAGCTAATTTAGAATAATCAATATCTCTATTATAATCATGCTCTCGCATAATATCAAACATAAATTCAACAATAACGCTACCCATAGACCCACGAGCAATAGCTTCTTCGGTAGTACCTTTTCCAGCAGATGTAGCAATCTCTCCATAACGTTGAGGAGTCATATCTACTTGATACATAGCTTTCTGTTCGTTAGCTGTAATAAGATTCGTTAATTGAGTAATATAATCTCTTGTATCAGCATTCAACATACGAATCTGTTGAGCTTTAAGCATACCAGCATCATCTGTATCATCAATATAAAGTACTCCATCAGCTGCCATTTTATATATAGTATCTTCTGGATATTTACCAAGAAGAGAACGAGCAATAAGAAGTACATTAAGTTTATTTTTAGCTATTGCCATTTCTCTATGATAAGCTACTATATTACCAAATACTTGATAAGGTAATAAAGTACTTATAATACTAAATCTACCATAACCTGGAATAAGTTCCATTAAACCATTATATGGAAGTTTACCATTACGATTATAAGCGATAGGTCTATATTTATAAGGATAAATAGCAGTATTGCGAGTACCTATACGAACTGATTCATAAACTTGTGGCTCCCATACCCATTCGATACTAATATCTCCAATCTCAGGATTTAATATATATTTCTCATCAACTATAGTTTCAGTAATAAATCCATTAACTTGAGTTTTAAGAATACCTCGTTTTACTTCTCCTCTCCAAACAACGTGCCATACATCATAAAGACCATTATTCATATCTCTAGCCATAGGACGATCATCTTGATATTTCTTACGTTCATCTGCTGTAAATTTACCACAAACATCTTTATTGTAAGAATAATATTTATCAAAATTAAGAAGAGCACGTTCTCCAACAGTACCTACTGTATCTCTAGCATAGAAAGTATTAAGAAATTCAATTTGGTCTTTATCTAGATAATCAGCAAATTCATCCATTATTTGTTGATAACTAAGTTTACGATGTTCAGCAAACATATCATAATCTTCTACAAGTAGATTATCATTAGGCACAGGATAAGCATCTCTGACACTTACTACACGTTTTATAAGTTTGTTGCCAGCAATTTCAGTATATGTATAAGCACGACCAAATGATACAAATTCAAAATAAGCTCTAATATAAAGAGCTAAATCATCAGTTAAATCACGAATTACGTTAAGAAGTCTTTGTCCTTGAATAGTAATATCGTCAATATAATCTTCATTAAACTTCTTAACAAATTCTTCTACATTAATAGCATTAGAAGGATTAAACTGTTCAGGTTCGTTACCTTCGTTGATAAATTGTTGATAAGCTCTTTCTATTTCTCCTGCTATCGCTTCTTCCGCAAGACCCATAAGTTCTTGATTAAGTTTAGCGTCTTTAGCTAAAACTACTTCTGGATTATTAGCACCTACTACAAAATCATGAGGAGATTTAAGATATTCTCCAACGAATCTTCTAATAACTCCATTCATCATATCATAGTTTCTCATTGTAGCAGGAAAACGTTTATATTTATCTTTAGTAGCATTATAAGGATTAAGAGCTTTACGATAATATTCTTCTGGTATATTACCATGAAGTATATCAAACATTTCATCTACATCACCATCTTCTTGAGAATCTCTAATACTTTGTGCTAAAGCTATAACTCCATCGCAACAATTAGCATACCATTCAGCCTGTTGGCGTTCTTCATAACTAACCCTTTGAGAAGGGAAGTAATTTCTAGGAAAAGGATAATCCATAACTTCTTATTTAATTTAAAACCATTCACGTTCCATTATACTTTGTTGGTCTTCCGTATCTTCAACTTTCTTACGAGAAGCCAATTCAATCCTACCTTTAATATCAATACTTTTCCAATATATCCCAATTAATAACATTTCGGATACTCGGTCAAAGTTTCCCATAGCATTCCATTTCTTAATCTCTAATATAGCTTGATAATCATATATACGATGAAACATATATACAGGTTCACCATTTTCATCTTTACCAATTTCTGTCCAAAGGAACTCTTTAAACAGTCGTAGAGCATCAAGTTTTCTAGTACCTTCTGTTATAATATAACCATAAGTACTACTTGTTTTTTCTTTTATAGTGGCATCCCAAACATAAAGAGGTTCATGCGCTAAATATCTAAGCATTTTCCATTTCTTAAAGTTAGATACAGTTTCACCTCTATTGACTTCCGGTATTCCAGTTCCAACAGCATTATACCATATACATAACATAAGAAATATATAATCAGCTTCTTCTAGTTTCTCAGGACGACCATAATAAGCAGCACACATTTTAAGTTTATAACCGTTCCGGTCACTAGGCATTTCCCAAACATGAATGCTATTATGAGAATGTTTATCAGTAATTTCATTTTTATCTTTATCAATACCGACAGGGTCATAAGTAACAGCATAAGTTCCAGGTTTAATCTCACGAACCCGTTTATCATTAATATAATATTCATCATATTCTGGGGCAAACCAAACTCTTACACAACCGTGTGGGTCTTCATTACCTTTACGAGGGACTCCTTGAATCCAATCATAAATTTTAGCATTTGGGTCTTCAGCTTTTATACGAGCATTACTTTTAAATACTATATTGCCAGCTTCATTTCTAAATAATTGTCCATCTACATAAAATTTATAACTATTATCTACACGAAGTTTTTCTTCCCACATATTAAGTTTCTCTCCAACAAATATGTTTTCACTTGCACTACTAAATGATTCAGCAGGGAATAAAGCTCTTTGTCCAACATAGCCAAGATAATCAGAAAAAGATTTAGCATCTTTTTTCTTCTTAGCTCGTCCACGAGCAGCAATTTTAAGACCTATTTCTATATTACTATTACCCCATTTATCAACTCCTGGTACTCCATCTATAACACCTTCTATGCCCCAAGCAAATGATTTAAAGAATCCACAAATCTCATTACGAGCGTCTTTATCCCATACATTTTCAAAAGGCATAAAATTATAAGCAAGAGGATTATAAAAGTTCTGTTCAAATATTTGCATATTAGTAGCAGTAGCAGTTCCCCAAGCAACTAACATACCGGTAGTAATATCTCCGACAGTCATCGCAGGTTCAGTAACTTTCATAAATTCGTCAAAATTCTGCATGGTAGATAACTCTTCTACATTAACTCCAACAGCATCTTTACCAATAGCACAGTCAGGGTCGTTATTTGCAGATACACTAATAAGAGAACTTTGCCAACTATCTTCTGCTTCAACTCCATTAGATAATCTATATCCAAGACGAAAGTCTTCAACAGTAGGACTAAATATTCCTCTTCTAAACGGAGTCTTTTCTTCGTAGAACTTTAAGTTAGATACAGCAAAATCCGTAAGTCCTCCTTTCTTAGTAAGATATTTCTTATCAGCAGCTACATTAATAAATACTTTATGTTTTCTAAGATTAACAGCATTACTAGCTCTAGCCGCCATCATATAAGAAAAACCACCACGACGAGTCTTAACAATAATAATATGAAAACCATTATCTTTAGCAAATTGAAGTACATTATGTGTCCAATATTGAGCATCAATAAATTTAGGAAAAGCATATTTCTTTTCAGCAGTAGATACATTCTTACCAACAACTAAAGTACTATCATCAGTAAGTTCCATACGAGTATAATTAAGATAATTATAATAATCTCCTGTAATATGAATATCTTCTATCTTTCCGTATTCGTTAAGCCAACATGGTGCATCAAAACCATTTTTACGTCTATCACATTCTCTTCTACGAAGTTGTCTATGTGGAATACTATCTGGTTTATAATTAGTATACTTACCTTCTCGTAGATAAGTATCAGCCATTACTGTAAATAGATTAGTATTAACAAAACGTCCAGGTCTAATATTCATAAGAAATCCACCGCTATCTCCTATAAGAAAATTATTATGAGGGTCATAATATCCTGCTTCAGTAGCAGTTTTATATCGACTCTTATCTTCTTCTAAAAATTCACGAAATGGATAAACTTCTTTATTAGCCATATCTTATTTTATCAATAGAGTTAAAACAAGAACGGCGATACTACCAATAGCAGTACCGCCTAATATCTTGTTTCTACGTTTAGTAGAATTAATTTGTTTCTGTAACATCTGAACATTATTATAATATTTACTAAGTTCTACTTTATATAAACTATCAAGAGTATTATATTTAAGTCTCTCTAGTTTAATAATTGTATCTTTAGCATTAATAATGTCAGGACAATGTTTATGTTCAATCAACTTAACATTAGCTTTACGAATTAAGTCAATTCTGACATTTACTATTGTGTCGTTCCCCCGTAGGGGATGTGGAGATTCAGTTTGACACCAACCGTTCAAACAACTCCAAACTAGCACTGTCATTAAGACTATTAGCTTCTTTAACTTCATGCTCAATAGTATTTTTAATATTAACAATTGTACTATCTTTTTGAGTAATAACTAATTCGATAGAATCAATTCGGACTCTATTAATAACACTATCTACATTTGTTAGCCGAGTAAGTTCACTAATACTACTACTTATTTTATTAATTAATCTCACTTCATAAACAGTAATCAACGCTATGATTACTTGTATTATTAATATCTTCTTCATATCTTTATCGAATTAGTTATTGATTATTAGAAACCCGTATTTTAGCATATTACTTAATATCAGCAAGAATGTTCTCAAGTTCTTTTGTCCATTTACCGTCTTGCGGAATATTGACAATTCTTTGAGCACATTTTATAGCAGTACGTTGTCCAGCATTAACATTCATATCGAATAACTGTTCTGCAACTTCTTGACTTTTAAAATTGTCAAGATTAAAGCAGTTCCAATAGTTCTTTTTATATAAGTTTTGAACAGCTTTTTCAAGCTGTGGAGTTTTCTTAGCAATAGCTGCAAAAGTTTTAGGATGATGTTTCTTTAAGTCGTCTAATATTATCCAACCTATCCAATTAGGATTAGCTTTACGAGAAACTCCTTTATAAGTTTCCCCGCCAGCATCATCTTTATCATTAACATATCCACCTTCCGCTACTTCTAATTTCTTATAAGCTTTAATAAATTCAGCCATAACTTATCATTTAATAGCATAAAAAGCTACAAAACAAAGACCAAATATAATACCAATAATGTCACAAATTAAATCTTTAACAGAAAACTCTGTCTTCTTTGCGAACTTGTCATATAGTTCTTTTCCAATGCCAAAGCACAATACAATTAGTATAGCTAACCATAAGTCCATCAAAGGAGCTAATACCATAATCAACATCATACACACCAATAAATGAGCCAATCCATCAGCTCCTAAAACGGCAATAGAGTTACTAATTAGCAACTCTATCTTCATAAGGAATTTCTTCATAATTTAATCTCCCCAAATAAAATAATAACCTCGTCTTTGAAATTGTGGTCGTTTAAGACCTTCATTTCTATCGCATACAACTCGTATATCTGTACTAGTAGTTACGATAGATTCAGCAGCCCAATACGCACTGGCATATTCTTTCTTTTCGCCAGATTCAATATGAATACGAATAACTTTTCTAGGACGACGATAATCATCTTTGAAAAATAGTTTCCGTTTACCATTCATATCTTTGTCTTCTTTAATATTAGCATTAAAATCCATAATATTTTATTCATTAAGAACTCTATTAATCCAACCTCTTAAAAATTTTATGTTGTTGCCTTTACCTGCTATATCATTATAATAACGAATACGTTCAAGTTTATACTTAGCAACAAATAATTCAGAACTCATTGTACTATCAGTACGAATAATTCTAAGACTATCTTGACATCTACGAAGTTCTTCTTTAAGATAAACAACTTCTTGAATAGTCATAGAATCAGGAGTAGGAACATATATAATCTGTTTAGCAGGATTACTTTCATAATGACATTGCATCATTCCCGGAATACAAAGTAGTACTAATAGTATTACTCCAACCAGTCCTCCAATCATTTTCTTTAAGCTCATTATAAATCAAGTTTAAATTGTGTATTAACAGCACCAGCTTCAAGCTGCATACGTCTATCATTAAGTATTAGTTCAATTTCACGTTTTCTATAAGGCATAACATGGAATGTTGTTTTCTCTTTAGGATTCTCTTTAACATGATAAAGACCATCGGGAAAACGTTTAGGTTGTCCATATTCATTCAATTCAAAGTCAGAATCAATATGACAAAGCCACATTCCAACACAAGGAATACCTAGAATAAATTCCACAGCATAAGCATACATACTAAGTTGTAGATTGTATATAGAACCATTACAATTTGGAAGGTTATTAACAGGTGCAAGAAGAGTTTCATCTTTACTTACCCAATCACTTGTGAGTTGAGCAGGTTTTTGTCTTTTATCTTTTTTGAAATATCCAGACTCAAATTTAAGTCCTCCACGATTAGTTTTCCAATCTCCTATAACCATTCTATCTTCTCTAAGAAGAAGAACGTCAATAGTTCCACTGACTAACCAATCTAAAAGAAACATTCCAATTTCAGCATAAATCTGATAACCAGCATTTGTATATTGTCTGAATACATCATATATTTCGGGATACTTATGTTCGGTTAATTCTTCAAACTCTTCAACATCTAATATCTTATAATTACCAAGTATTGTAGGAATATCAGCAACTGTAATCATTTGTCCATCTGAACGTTCATCTAGATATTGAATAGCTTTCTTAAATTGACTTCCTCCTTTTATACCATCTTCCAAACCATTATGAGTATTAGAACCACGTTCGCAAGCTTCATCGCGAATAGTATCCCATTGTTGTTCTAACTTCTTCTCCGATATTCCCAACTCTTTGGATTTCTTCTTCAACCAATAAGTTTTATCAAACTTAGGTTGATATTGGTGTAAGATAGTAGTAGTACTAATATAGCTATTACCGAGCGTATCGGTATATTTATGTTGAGGCTCATCAAAAACTAGTCGAACATCATTATATCGTTTATCTCGTAGTTCTAACATAATTCTTATATTTATTCTTCAGTCATAGAACTTAATATCGTAACACCTCCACGAGCAGTTTGTTGTTCTTCTTCATAAAGTAGATTTTCTTTTGCAGTATTAAGTGCTTTCATAATATTAGGTAATTCAGCAGTTTTCTTATTAAGATTATCCATAATACCTATTACAGTATTACTATCTTCAATGCTTAATTCTCCATTAAGTTTGTCAGTAAGCATTTCATTCATCTTATTAGCAGCTAATACAACATTATGAATACTTCTAAGAAGAGTTTCAACAGCAGCTCCAGCAACAGTTATTTCTGCTTCATAATAACGTTTAGCAAGTTTCCATACTAATAAATCTGGTTTATAATTAGCCGGTAAATCGAAGTTTTCAATCGCTTTTTTAATAGCTTCATTATCACTAAGTCCTTCTTGTTTACAAGGTCCTTTTGGGTCTGCAAGATAATATATAACTCCAACTTCTTTAATATATTGAGATTTATCTTTAGTTTTATCTCTAAGCCAAAGTAATTGAACGTCCTTATCTAAAATCTGTCTAATATCCGGCGCTTTAGGCATTCCGGTATCATCAACAGTCAATAGTTTATCTACTCTAATTTTGTTAGCCATTTCCTACATTTTCTTGATAAGCAAGTTCTACATCCCAATCAAAATCAATTGCTGTCCAATATCTTAATACATAAAGATAAACATTAGCATAAGCATCTCCGAATGCTTTCTTCTTCTCCATCCATATCTTCAAATTCTTCTTTCTAAAAGCATTCATCTTTCGTTTATGTATTTCAGCATTCTGCAAGTCTATCTTCTCTTGCCTCATTACCTTCTTACAATACGCCACATAATCTTCGCGAGATAATTGAGAACGTTTCTCTTTAAATTCCTTATAATGTTTTATAAGAGCCATCTTAATAGGACTTCTACGAATATTACCAATATAAGGCAATTGAACACATTTACCAGCAAGTAGTTGAGCGGCAGCTTCTTTTTCTAAAGAATCAATAATAGTTTTACATAATATTCTATCATCATCAACAACAAAATCAATATCATCAAGAATATTATCAGCATCTTTATATATTAAAACATAATCATCATCTAGTTCAGAACTCAAAGGTTGTCTCTTAGGTTTTGGTACTTTAAATTCCATATCATTACTTGTAAATTAAGAAGCAATAGAAAGTTTATGACGTTTAAGATATGCCGATTGATTTCGTTCCCCCGTAGAGGGTGTGGATAAAAGCAGTATCATAACTTCTATTGCTCCATCTTTAAAACTAATAGCAGATAATTTTAATTCGCAAGTCCAGATTGTTCTCCATCAGCAACCATAGGTGCTTTAGGAACTTTAAACGAACATTCAGGTACAATATCTTTTTTATAACCTCCTGCAATATCATTAACAGGAATCATACGAAAGTCTACAAAGTAACAATCCGGAGCAAGTTCTTTAGCTTTGAAGTCTGAACAAGTACCATCGTTAAAATAAGCTCCTGTAATAATAGCTTTAGAAAGTTCTTCATCAGAATTACAATAACGACCTACAGTAGTAGGGTCTAGAACATTTTGTGGAATATTGATAAGAACAGACCGTTCAAGATTCGTTGCCGGAATGATAAGTCTATCCATAATTTCGCAACCGTTAGCGTTAGTATCTCCTTCATGAAGTTTTGCAAGAACAGGTATACATTTAACCATACTTGTTTTATTGTTCTTTACGTTGCTAACTACTCCATATAAACGCTCTTTATAAATAAGAGCGACAACAGCGTAATATTGAGGAACTACAATACCTTCAAGAAGTTTCTCCAAATCTTCCTGTTTAATCTCTTCAAATTCGGTCGGTACTAGAATGTCATACGACATTTTGTCACTTTCAATTCTAATCATGTTAGTTATTTATTTGGTTTAACAATAGCATCAAGTCCTAAAGCTCCAATTTTAAGCTTACTAGGTTTAATATCTTGTTTCTGTTTAGTTCGTCGTCCCGAACGATAAACATAATCAATTTCTTGTGATTTATTTGGTTCTTGTTTCATATCAAAAATTCGTTTTGCACAACAGTACGCATTACGTGCGAGATTGGCAAAACAAAACTTGTTTTTAACAGTTTTTTAACATTCGCCTATATGAGTAAGGTACACACGCTCGCACGCACGTATATAAGGTACGCCCACACACGCACGTACACTTATATCGCGCACCCGTACACACGCACGTATAAGATGTTCATATACGCCTGTACCTGCACGTGCACGCCTGTTATTATCTATACGCCCATGTATACGTGCACACGCATACACATACGCACACACGCCTGTACGCACACGCAGGTTATTATTTTAATAATATATTACGTAGTAATATGTTATTATAGATAATTATATATAAGTTCTGATAGATACTGATTCATATTCTATATTACTACGTAATATAGAATATACCGCGGTTCTTGGGTAGTATATATATCTACAAGATATATATAATATAATATATAAATATATTATACTATATATATCTTGTATCTATATACACTACTGTAAGCTTACTGTTCCAGATTTTG